CTCGTGAAGGCGACCCTCTGGGTCAGCGCGGCTACGTCGGCTGGAAGACATGGTTCGCAGCCTGCATCCTGAACCAAGTCTGGATGGCCCGTGCCGAAGTGGCAGTCAGCGATCTCTAATATCAACCCCGGTTAGGGGGAGGGAGACCTCCCCCGCCATATAAGGAGCATAGTTATGAACGACGTTAAAGTTGGTACTTTTACCGCTGTCGCCGCTGAGAACGTGGACGTTGTGGTTGGGTTCATCCCTTCCGCTGTCGTGCTTCTCAACCCGACCACGGCTGATCACGGGCACTACGTTATTGGTGGTGCCCAGCTTGAGACCGTCAGTGATGTCTGCGCATCTTGCGCTGGTGATATCATCGCCTACGGCGATGCTGACGGCGATACGGGCAACGGCTTCACTCTCATCGCAGGAGCAGCCCTGAACGATGACGGTGAGACCATCACCTACATCGCGTACCGCTAACCTGAGTTGGGGGCAGGCTGTTTACCTGCCCCCTCCTCCATAAGGAGGCAGTCATGCCGTACGTCGAAGAACTCGTTAGCGTTGGCCGCGCAGCCAATGGCTACATCATGACTCTCCGCGTGCCTTACGAGGACGAAGGGGAGACCGCCGCAGTTATCCGTGACGACACCCAGAAGGTCATCGTCTGCAAAGACCTTGAAGAACTGAAGGAGAAACTCACGGCCATCCTTCCCGCGCTGACCGACAAGCGATCAGCAGAGGAGCAATTCAACGCCGCTTTCAAGGAGATTGAATCATGAGTGATGTTTTTGGTGAAGAGACCGGTAAGCAATTAGCGGTCGACATGAGCGCCAAGGGCGCTATCGCGGTTATCGAAGAAGAAATCGAATCACCCGCTGCCCTCGCTGAGTTCATGGAAGGCGAAGGACGCAAGACTGTTATGGCAGCGGCAGTTGCCAAGTTCGGCGACGCCAATGCTTTCGCCGACCCCTCTGCTGGCCTGATGGAAGTTGATCTTGAAGACCAGCCCGATCCGCAGGTTGATGAAGTAGTCGACGAGGAAACCTACATCGAAGATGAGAAGATGTATCTCATCGAGATCGATGAGGTGGAAGGTCGTCCGAACTTTGAGGTCGTTGGCGTGAACGGCAAGGTGTTCCGTATCCAGCGCGGTGTCCCGGCGAAGGTTCCGGGCAGCGTACTGGAAGTGCTGAACAACGCTGTTGCCGAGCGCATTGTCCAGACACACAACCCACAGGGCGGTGTGACGACAAGACGGCAGAAATATTCAACCGTACCTTTCAGGGTGCTGAAAGCGTTTTAAGCCATGACCAGACTCCAGATGCTCAACGAGCTGCGTGTCAAGATTGACGACACACAGGCTCGTAAGAAGTGGCAGGACAGGGAACTCCTAGCGTTCCTTGCCGAGGGACAAGATAAATTCTGCGAAGATACAGGGTACTTCACAGACGTCTCTACGTTCACTGTCGATACGATCATTGATCAGGCTGTCTATGACATTCCTGAGCGGATCATTTCGATCAAGGACATCTGGTATGGCACGAAACGGTTAGGCAGGTATCAGGAGTACCTGAAAGCATGGGGTATCCCCTCCATCGACTCCTTTACCTTCAACCCTGATGGACAGACGCCGTACCTCTGGCAGGCCGATGAAGAGACGGGCGTTCTGACCCTGTACCCAACACCTCAAGAAGAGGTCACTCTCAACCTCCGGGTCTGGCGGTACTCGTTGTATTCCCTCGACGATGAAGACATCGATGGGAATGGGACACCGGCCAGCCCGGAGTTACCATTCAGGCTCCAGCGGGCTTGTATCGAATGGGCCGCGTTCAAGGCATACTCTGACCATGATGCAGAGAAGGGTGACACGACAGAAGCACAAGACCACATGGCCGCGTACAGACTATACGTGACCGATGGCAAGAAGGCGATTCGTAGACGCCAGTCTGAAGAGACGACAGTAAACGGCAACCCGACATACCTGCTGAGGTGATATGGGTAAGCTCAAGTTTAAGTTCGGGGGCGTGAACAATGTCCTTGACTCCGCAGAAGTCAACCAGCGTGATGACTACCGTGCGCCATATACTGGTATGGTACAGGGCACCGATATAGATATCAGCGATCGTATGGCTGTGCGTCGTCGACCGGGGCGTGAGGTTGCCGCTCTGATCCCTAACGCTCACAGTCTATGGTCGCCGGAAGGACACGAGTGGGCTTATTACGTCAGCAGCTTTGGCCTGTGGAAGCTCTCTCCCGTGTATCTTTCTTACCTCAAGGCCACGCTGACTTCAGACGCTCCGATGGCGTATGTCGATGTGAACAGCGCATTCGTCTACTCCAACGGAGTCGATATAGGGGTACTGGTGAATGACGATGCCTCCTCACGACCCAGCACCCAGAAGGTAGGGCGCATCCCGCTTAAACCCGGGGTGTGCCTTGCTTTCTATAACGCTCGTGTTTACAGCGCAGCTCTTGATGGTGTGCTCTATTACACCGATCCACATGATCTCGACTACATGACTGAAGACCACTGCCGTATCCCGCTTGGTGGGGTAGGCACGATGGTGCAGGCAGTGGATAACGGGCTGTGGGTATCGACCGGTAAGAAGCTGGCATTCCTTGCCGGAGATGATGCGGATACTTTCCAATGGCAGGATCATGGTGAATACTTTGCCATCCCCGGCGCGAGTATGAGGGTGTCCACAAAGAAGATGCGCGGTATGAATTTGCCCGGTAAATGGTGCGCTGTCTGGGCGTCGGTCAAGGGTGTGTGTATCGGCACGGCAGATGGCAACCTGATCAACCTATCCGAAGAAACTTATTCCTATGCGCCCGGGAACAGGGGGGCTATAATGCTGCGTGAGACCGAAGGGCTTGTGCACATTGTTGTGTCGCTCCAGTCCGCCGGAACGAACTATAACCAAGACTCAACAACGATAGCCCCGAGCAGGCTGGTGTTGAACTAAGGAGGAAATCATGTCGCTTCGCTATTCGACTGGACTGAGAAACGCACTCGCTGCGGGCAAAGACCTCGCTTCGGCTCTCGCCGAGGGACGTCTGTTTGTCTACAGTGGCGCACAACCCGCTGACCCGGACACTGGTGCGGATGCCTTCACCACTCTGGTGATCTTCACCAAGGACGGCAACGCCTACACAGCCCCGGCCTCAGCCACCGGCTCGATTACCCTCTCGGGTAGCGGCGTCGGCGGTGGATCGGTCGACACTCTCAAGGTCGGCGGTATGGCCGAGAACCTTCTCGGCGGTTCTGTACCGTGGAACACTGACCTCGCTACCACGACAGATGATGTGGCGGATGCAATCAACGCGACCAAGAACGCGCTTGAGATCATCGCTGTCTCTGATGGCGTGGACACTGTCACCCTGTACGCTCCGATTCGTCTCGGTGCACAGGCCGCTGGCCTGACGGTTGCGTCGACTGAGACTGCTGGCACTTCGCTGGCTGTCGCCGACACCGGTTTCACCGGCGGCACTGATGCAGTCAACGGTCTGAACCTGACCTTCCCGGCGGCTGCTGGTGTTATCACCAAGGACTCCGACACATGGTCTGGCACCGTGCTGGCCAGCGGTAACGCAGGCTGGTTCCGGTTCGTCGCAGGTGGCAGCTCACCGAATGGCAGCTCCACTACTGATGTCCGCATGGACGGCACCATCGCAGTCGGCGGCGGCGATATGACCGTGTCGACTCTGGCTCTGGCCATCAGCAACGTCGAGACATTCAGCACATTCCAGTTGACGATCCCGGCCAGTTAAAAGGAGCCAGCTATGGCTACTTGGTCATTTGACGGATCGCTACCAGTAGCATCTTCCTCCAGTGAGTTCACCGGCGGGTGGGGGTTAGTAGCAACCCTGCCCGTCATGACTCTGGAGGCGGCGTATAAGACCGGCTGGAAGCTGGATGCGGAAGTCCGGCTCGTACCCAGACTCTCGTCTTCGTCGCGCCAGAAGTGGAGAATGGCTGGCGAGCTGCCAGTGGCTGTCATGTCGGCAGTATTCTCGCACGGCAATACATGGTCGCTCGATGCCACACTCCCAGTCGTTGAGATGGAAGGCTACTTCTATCTCATCGATGCAGATTCCCAGACCGCCTTCTGCCTGAACCCAATGAACCGTGCCCATGCCGAGTACACGAACTTCGCGTTCAACAGTTTCTGTGAATTTAATGGCGCGTTTCTTGGACTCGACTCCATTGGTATCTATACCCTGACAGGTGAAGACGATGCCGGTACCCCGATCGACTCCTCCTTACGATTCGGCCCGGTAGATGAGGACAGCAGCAAACAGAAGCGGGTGGACAGCGTTTACCTCAACTTACGCCATGACGGAGAAATCAATGTACTGATGAAGTATGACGAGATGGAAGAAGACGTCTCAGTAATCGATCATGATCCGACTATCGATCCGGTTGGCATTTACACACGACGAGCCAAGTTTAGCAGAGGGGCAAGAGGCAGGAACCTTCAGGTTGGGATCGAGAATGTATCCGGAGCTGACTTCGAGATAGTTGATCTTCTGGTGGTGACCGTACCTCTGTCGAGGTCATGAACAAACTCCACATAAACACCAACGGTGCGGATGCTGATGCGTGGCGTGGCAAAGCCGTTCAGTTATTCCGTGCTTGTGAGCGCCAACGTGTCAAGCTGGGGAAACGTACTCTCCAGCTTGTTCGTCAATTTGGTGATGTGACCATCAAGGTTCGTTCCACTACCTATACCGCTGGCAACATCGCGTGGATTTCAGCTGGCGGCGTCTACACTACCTTGCTCATGATCACCGATGCTCGTATCACCATCGATGCGTTCTGGGATTACAGCGGTGGATACTCCTGCGACCAGTATCAAGTCGTCGACCCGTACGACAACATCAACGAAGACCTCGCTACTGGTTTAGCCTCGTTCTTCCCATACAACGTATACCCGGTACCAACATTCAATGATGGCGTAGCGACCAGCGATCCCGATCGCAGCTACGCATTGGACTCTATCCACATCGTGCAGTTCAACTACTCTGGTATACCAGCGTACGAGCTGCGCATGTACATCCAGAGGGATGGAGTCACAGTCGACAGCGACACCTTACTGTGGTCTTCCGAGACTGTGTTTATCGGAACCCCCGGCTGGGCAGGTAGCTGGGTCATATCGTCCAGACCATACGCCACCTCTGCCATAGACACATGGCTAGGGGCTGGCTCTGCTTTCGGCTACACGGTGATGGGCGTCGTCGGCAACTTCACGATGAACAACAAGCTCTACACGTTCTACCACGAACAAAGCGCCGGTGTGAGGTACTGGTACCTGCTGGGGTTCTCCATGACTGACGGTTCATTGGTCGAGGACTACCTACTGACGAACAGCATCTCTACGTCTATCCTGCCGATGCAGCGCCAACCGCTGGTGTTCTTCCACGACAACACCAATATCGCAGGCGACGAGGTGGTCTACACTGTGAGGCGGGATACCGACATCATGGTACATGATCTGCGCACCGGGTCGGTTATCGAGTCCGTCCACTCCCTGACAGGGTTAGGCGGCGGCACCCTTGAGCTGCGTGACTTGGCTGTAACCGAGACCTACGTCTACGTGCTGACCCGCGAGTATAACGGATCGGACTTCGATCTGGTCGTTCATCGTGCTCCGCGTTTCACAACCGTGGCCCCAGTGTCGTGGACGACCATACTGTCTGTGAATACGGACGGTACGTGGCACTTCGGCAACAACTCGTTCTACACTATTGCTGTGTCAAGCGACGATAGCAAACTGTTCACTTGTTGGCGGGAAGGGGCGTCTGCGTTCATGACAACGCAGCTGTGCTACTTTAAGGTGTATGATATATCTGCTCTGCCTGCTACGTTGGAGCATTCGGAGAACTCTTTGACCGATCCATCACCGAATATTATCGACTTGAAATACATATGATAACACGTTAGACTACCGATATTGTAAGCGAGGTGCCCTATGCCTTTTGATGATTATGTCCAAGACCTACAGAGCATTCGTAACGACGCTAAAGCATCTCTTGATGATGCGCAGTCAGCTGTCGACAGGATTGTCGATGGTGCGTTGAACGACTTTACTGGGGCATCTGATACCTATGCCGATTTCAGTATCGGCAACGCCCCAATCGAAACCCAGATGCCAACTCCGGAGCCGGAGCTGGTCATCCCCCCTTTCGACCAATCGTGGCTCAACGACTTCGATCCTTATGAGATCATCCAGACGGGCCGATATGACTCTGAGTTCCTTGAAGACCTTGAGCAGAACTGCCGCTCGGTCTTTGCCGGGACGATCCCCGGGTTCACCTACGGCTCTGTTGTGGCCCTGTTCCAGTGGCGTGAAGAACAGGATCAGCGTGACATGCAGCTGGAGATGGATCAGGCATCCATTGAGTTCGGTGCTCGCCGTGGCTTCCCGATCCCGGCTGACGCCGAGACCTACAAGAAGAACGAAATCCTGCGCCGTTACTCCAACCAGCAGAATGACCGCACCCGCGAGAGCACGACCCTGCTGGCCAACGCACTGATCGACGCCTACAAAGATGCTATGGACTCCGGTATCAAGATCGAAGATATTCGGTCTCGCCAGTTCACTGCCATCCTCAACGCACTGATCGAGCGAATCCGCGCACAGGTAGATGTCTACCAAGCTACAATCCAAGGACTGGTTGCCGAGTTCCAAGGCGAGATCGACCTGATCAAGATCGAGGCAGAGGTCGCTCGAAGCAACGGGGCACTGAATGCCGCCTACGCTGACAACACCATCCGTAAGACGCTCGGACTGCGCAACATCAAGCTGGGCATCATCAACCGTGAATATGACGAAGTCAATGTGACCAACGGGCTGAAGGTCAACTCGGCCAACGCATTGATGAACGCATGGGCAGACATCTACGGCTCCGCGGCTCTCGGTGTCCAGACTTCTGCGAACGAACAGTATACAGGATAGGAGTAAATCATGGCTGAACTAGCCCGGTACGATAAGAACAAGGGGCCGGTCACCGCGCCCCCGGCTCAGGCACCGTCTCAGACCGAGGCGATGGGTATGCGCCCCATGGTCAGGAACCCTGAGCCACAGACTCCTGTTCAGGCTCCTCAAGCCAGCACCGCTGGACTGCGCTGGGCCAAGGGGCTTCCTGCCCGTGTCAGTAAGGCGATGGGCATGAACCTGACCCCGGCTGAGCGTACCGAGACGCTGGTTCGATCCCTGAACCCCGTTCGCACCGTACCGAACTTGATTAACCAAATGGTGGAAGGTGCACCGGCAGGGGTCAAGACCGCCATGAGCGAGGGGCAGGGAACTATGGGGTTTCCCGAGACCTCGATCCGTGAGATGGCCCGTACCCAGCAGCTGACCAACGCTGACTACGGTGGCGTGATACCGAACATGCTCCCGAACATCGAGAAGGCGATCGACTCAAATGCCGCGATTCGTGAGCAGGGGATCGAGGCAGCTGGAGCACAGGATACCGGTGGTGCCGGACTCAGGGGCACCAAGCCGTCTGACATGCCGCTGCTCGCCGAAGCTGAAGGCCGCCCCTCTGGTGGGCCAAGGATTTTCACCGACGCCGCCAACGCTCGATTCAATGGCATCACCGTTGACTACGACGAAGCGACCGGACAAAACACTTACACCGATGCCGGTGGTAACATCATTAATCCCGCCGACTTCGACCCGCAGGGGCTTGGGAACGAAGGCCCACGACTTCCGGGTGCTGAGTACGATGCGTTTACACCTGCCGCACGCCCCGGCTTGACCACCATCCCAGACGAAAGCATGGGTGTCATCGCTGGCACTGGTCGTGATGCTCGTATCCTCGGCCCAACCACTGGTATGCGCGATGTCGCAGCTGGTGGCGGAGGTGGGGGCGGCGCAGTTGCACCCGGGGGCGGAGGTGCACCGGGAGGCGGAGCAGGATTCCTCAACGCAGAAGACGCCCGCAATCTGCGGGCTATGGAAGCAGGTCTCCCGCAGGTACAGGCTGAGTACGATGCAGCTGTCGCCTCCGGTAAGCAAGACCGTATCGACCGCGCCAAACTGGCTCTGCTGACGCAGAAGGCCGACATGGAACGCCTGCGCACCGGTGAAGGTCTGCGCCGTGGCGGTTACCCGGATCAGATCGATGTCCGCACCGAGATGCTCAAGAGCCTGCCTGCTCCGGACGGCAGTGTTGAGACCGAAGTCCAACGTCGCCGCATCCTCAGTCAAGTGGCCGCGATGGATCAGGCAGCGGAGAACGCCGACATTGAGGGTCTGAAAGCACAGGCCAGTTACAGAACGTCGCTTGGCCCGACCGAGACTGAGGCGCAGCGTGCACAGCGCCTTGCCGCCGCAGAGAAGGACACCGCTGCCGCTGCTGAGACCAGACGCAATCTGGCCAAAGACCTTGGCGTGGTATTCGAGAATGCGTTCGATGCAACAGGCAATCCGATCCCGGGCCAGTCTGTCACCATGCCGGAGTTCGGTCTGTCGATCCCGGCGACACAGTGGAACGGCGTGCAGAATCGCGCATACCAGAGCTACATTCCGGCCATGCGGCAGTCGCCGGAGTTTGCTGAGTTCTCTGAGCAGGAGATGATCCGCGAAGCGATTCGCCGCTCTCTCCTCGATCTTGGTGCAACAACCACAGAGGGATAAACAATGGCACGTCCAAGAAGCATTCAAGAAATCCCGTTGAATATAGAGCCTGTCGCACCTCCTGCTCCAGCGGCAGGTGAGGGCGGCCCCGGCGTCGGAGACTATCTAGGTCTCGGTCTGCGTGGCGCGTTTGTTGAAGCTCCCATGCAGGCCGCTTCCACTTTCATCGGCGCATTCCAAGGAGCAGAAGGGGCAGCATCTGCTGGCGGCGAACAGGACGTTTTCGACAAGTTCGTGAGGATGGCCGATAAGAGCCGGGAAGAGTACAACCAAGATGTTGTCAACCGACTTGGCCCCGGGTTCGGCTCCGAGATGATCCAGTCTCTGCCTGATCTGGGCTACTCCGCTGCGTCTATCCCGATCGCTGCCGCAGGCCGTTTGGGTGGTGGAGCTGCCGGTACGTTCGTAGGTGGCCCGGGTGTCGGAACTGCCGCTGGTTGGATTGGTGGTACGCTCGCCGCTGAGCAGGCACTGAGTCGGTCGCAAGAATACCGTGAAGCACAGCAGTATCTCGATGCGTACGAGCAGCAGAAGGGCGCACCCCTGACGCCAGAAGAAGCCGCCGACGTTAAGGAGCAGCTGAAAGCCAATATCACCGCGTCTGGTAAGTACGAGTCGATCCCCGAGGCAATCGGTGCTGTCGTCGAGACTGCGATCCTCGGCAGGCTGTTCCGTGGCCAAGGTGGTCTTGCCAAGAACTTCCTCCGTGGCGCAGCCAGCACCGCAGCCATCGAACTCCCGGGTGAGACGATCACCGAGATCGGTCAGACCCAGACCCGTGAGGGCACTATCCTCGATACCGGCGAGCGTGTTTCGTTCACAGACCCGGGCGACATCGCTCGGGCCGTACGTCGGGTTGCCCCCGGTGTCCTGACCGTTGGCGGTGGGGTTGCTACTGTCGGTACTGCTGGCCGTCTGGCACTGGATGCGCGTCGTGATGAGATTCGTCGTCAGGGTCTCGGCATGACCAAGGAGCAACTCAAGGGGATCAAGAAGCAGCAGTTCCGTGAGAACGCCCGCAAGGTTCTGGACGCCCGCAAGTCCGACCCGAGCCTCCGGCTGTCCAACGACGAAGTGCTCAGCGTCCTGCAAGGCGCAGAGATCGCTGATGTCGTAGCGGCCCGTGAAACCGGCGAGACCCCGACCACTGCCAAGACCCCGGATCAAGCCGTTCAGGAAGCCCAGATTCAGGCCGAGAATGAAGACTACCTGCGCCGTGCCCAAGCACTGGGTATCGAGACCGAGACCGTTAAGAAGGGCCGTCGCGGTGAGCCTGATGTCCGGACACCTAAAGACCCGGCTACTCTGAAGGCTGAAGTCGAGACCGCAGAGCGTGATGCCCGGGCCTACGAGGAACTCAAGGCTTCGGCAGCTGCCCTGAACATCGATGCACGGCGACTGCCGAAAGGTAAGAAGGCGACCAAGGTCGAAGTGCTGACGGCTGAGCAGTTGCAGGACGAGATCGATGTCGCCGAGTTGCAGGCCGAACTGTGGCAACGTGACTCGATGGAGAAGACCACGGCGGACATCAAGAAGAAGCAGGATGCTGGCGAACGCCTTGCCCCTGCCGAGATGGCCTTCGTTCGTAACAACCCGGATGCGTTCCCTGAAGCCGCCCCGGCACAGGAAGAAGTTCTGCCCGAAACCGAAGAAGAGGCGATTGCCGGATTCCGGCAGCAGGCGGCACCGACCGGCCCGCTCGCCGCTCCCGGCCAACCGACCGGTGTCGAACCCGGTGGTGCATCGTTCCGTCAGCCGACCGAAGCATTGATCGCTGAAGAAGACATCACCTCCGACCGTGCCGCTCTCGGTTCACTGTTTGGTGGCCCACTGGAAGAGGATGGCCAAGGCACGCCGTTCGCACTGGAGCAGGAGACCGTGGAGGAGGCGTCCGTCAGCGGACAGCAGACCCGCGAGATTCCGCAGATCACCGAGAACCGGACGGAGAAGGGCAACCTCAAGCGCAAGGGCGGATACTCTGTCGGCGACAGATCGTTCAATACCAGAGCACAGGCAGAAGCCTACCGTCAAACTCTTCTGGCCCCGGAAGGCGAGCAGCTCTCGTTCAAGTTCAATCAGGACATGACCGACCTGTTCGGCCCGGTGATGGTGACCGAAGCGGAGATGGAAGCAGGGTTCACACAGGCTCCTGTTGACGCCGTCTACCAAGGTATCCGGCAAGGTCTGGCCGATGGCCGGATCAACGCCGAAAATGTCCAGCAGTTCTACGAGGCGCTGAAGGAGATTGATCCACGCTACGGCACCCTGCTGTTGCGGGAGATCGAGGCCAATGGATTCCAAGGTACAGCACCTCGCCAGCTGACCACGCCGCAGCCGCAGCTTGAAGGGCCGTCATACCGGACGCCTGAGAATACTTATCTGCGCTCCGATCTCGGGCAGCTCCAGACCGTTCCGGGCCAAGGGCCGCGCAACCTGCCGCCATTTCCTCCCGGTGGTCAGGCACCGACCAATGTGCTCGGGCGTGGTGAGCCGGTCTTCGGTCAAGGAACTGAGATAGCGACCCTTGCCGATCTGGCAAAGCAGGCCAGCCATCAGGCAAAGCGGATCGATGCCATTCGTGAGCTGGTACAGCAGCACGGCCAAGACCCGAATATAGTCTACAGGATGCCCCTGAGCCGTCTGGAGCAAGAACTCGTACAGGCCCGACGCACGGGCAAGGTCGCCAGCAATCGCATCGCACAGCGCGAATTTGAGACCCTGATCGCTGAAAGACCGGCTGTCCATAACGGTATCGCCGACGCTCTGGCCGAGTACGAGGGGGTCACTGACTTCTACAACAACCCACAGGCACTGATGCAGGTACCGCGTGACAACACCCTCATGCGTATCGTCAAGACAGACAAGGGCTACGCTCTGGTCACCCGCAGAGGATTCGATCGCGCTGTCACCAAGATGAGCCAGAGGCAACAGCAGGCTTACAAGAAACTTCAGGCCGACGCCCGTAAGCAGGAGCAGGCAACCGGTGAGGTTGTTCAGCTCCCGCGCTCGTTCGAGGTCGAAGAGAAGCTGACGGTCGATGACCTGATGACTCCCAAGCAGAAGAAGGAAGCTGCTGCCGTAGCGAAGCGAGAGGCTGCTGCCGCCAAGCGGGCCGCACGACAGGCCGAACAGGCCGAACAGGCACCAGCCCAAGAGACGACTCAGTCTCCGAAGGAGAAGCTGTTCGCCGCAGCTGCCGCTCTAGGTATCCCCACGACCCGCACTAACCGGAACGGAAACGAAGTCGATCTCCAGATGGGGCAGGTCAAGGATGAGATCGCCAAGCGGGCCAAGAAGGAAGGGCTTGACCTCAAAACTACCCGTGGCCGAGATAAGAAGCCTCTGGAGCTGGCCGAGGAACTGGCTGCTGCACCGGCCCAACCTGCTGTGGAGGAAGCACCGGCTGCTGAGCCTGTCGCTCCGACCGCCGAAGAGACTGCACCGGCTGCTGAGGAAGCACCGGCTGCTGAGGAAGCACCGGCTGAGGAAGCACCGGCTGCGCCTGAGACCCCGGCCCCTGCGGCAACGACCCAGACCACTGGCCGGAGACGGATCGTCGAGACAGGCGGCCCGACACAGGAACAGATCGCACAGATCGCCGCACTGAACGCTCAGTTGGCTGAGCCTCTGCCTGCGGATCAGGCACTGCGTGGTCTGAAGACCGAAGCAGATGCCACCAAGCAGATCGAGATGCTCACCAAGATGGTAGCAGATGAGCAGACCGAGCAGGCTGCGCCTGAGACTCCTGCACCTGAGACTCCTGCGCCTGAGACCCCGGCTGCTGGCACGACTGTCCCGACAGGGGCACGGCCAAGATCAGCCCAGCAACAGGCCGCTGACAACGTCAAGACCCTGCGAGATGCGACAACCCCGAATGACAAGGGTGTCGTGGACTTGGGTATCGAGACCGATGCTCCACTCCAGCCGGTTACTGGCGCGACTTGGTTTGGTGTGCGTATCGGCGATCCGATGACAGAGGATGCCAAGAACATCGGGATGAAGATCGTCCGTGACCCGAACACCAAGCAGCCCCTGAAGCTCGGTGATGTGACCACGGAACAGCTGACCAAGATCATCAAGGAACTCAACTCCACGGTTGGCGAGGGTGCTACGATCTACCTCGATACCAAGCAGAACCATGTGCGAGTGATCTTCCCGAAAGGGGCGGCCCAAGCACTGGAAGCCAGCGATATTCAGTTCTCTGAAACGACCAACGCAACACCTGCCGATGTGGAGAGTGCTGTCAACGAAGCGGCCCCGGCTGAAGGCCAGCGTCTGACCGATCTGGAAACCCGGCTCGCTAACGACTGGACAAAGAGGGGTGAGGGCTACGCTGCTGACAACATCGAGGTGACCGAGGCGACCACCGAGGACTATGAGCTGAACAAGATCGCTCGTATGGTGGAAGAAGACACCGGTGTCCCGGTCAGGTTCGTCAACCTCAACGGCACCTTCACTACCCCGACCGGCGAGACAGCGACCAAGTATGGCTGGCTCGATCGGACAGAGAACATCATCTATGTCAACCTGAACAGCGGCGGGCCGCACATGTTCACCACTGCCCATGAAGTCGGGCACGTTCTGGACAACGCGGGTGCGCTGGAAGAGTGGCGCGGCATCCTGAGTGAGGTGACCGGCGAGAACGTCGATACCGAGACCGCCATGGATGTGTTCGCTGAGCAGGCCAACGGGCCGCAGTTCTGGGATCAGGTGGCTGCCGAGTCCAAACGCCGTGGCGTCCTTGAAAAAATCTTCGACGCGATCATCAACAAGCTGGACGACATCATCGCCCGAACTGATCCGGACGTGGCCCTCGCACGAGACTTCGCCCGAATGAGGAAGTCTGCGATCAAGTCGTATATCCGATACAAACGTGGCCCCGGAGGGCCACAGGGAAATTTTCTTGAAGGGGGCATCGACTCCTCCGAGTCGATAGCCCCCCAAACCCCGGAGTTTGAAGCGTGGTTTGGGGATAGCAAGATAGTCAATCCGGATGGGTCGCCGAGGGTGGCATACCACATGACGGATGTGAGCTTCGACGAGTTCCGACCCGGCGTGGCCGACGCTATCTTTGTGTCCTTCGACCCCGAGTTTGCCAGCGACTGGATGCCGACCGGAGCAGCAGCTGCCGAGTTTGATTCTGTGCTTGGCGAGATGACGACTTTCAGCCCCGGAACCACGGTCGAGGGAGCGAACATCATTCCTCTCTACGTCAAGGCCGTGAACCCGTTCGACTTCCAGAACCGTGCACACATCGACATGGTCATAGACCAACTGACCCAACAAGGTGCGGCCATCAGCCCAGCATTAATGAGCACGTTGCGGGGAGGCAGCTGGACAACCATCGAGCGTGCGCCTGTGCAGAAGGCGATCAAGGCCGCAGGGTTCGATGCCTTCTACGTGGAAGAGTACGGCACCAAGAACCTCGCCGTCTACAGCCCTAACCAAGTCAAGTCCTCGCTCAGTAATGTCGGGACGTTCAGCCCGGAAGACAACCGGTTTCAGTTCTCTGAATCTCCGGGCCGTCAGGCGCTGACTCCGAGCGTCTCTGTCACCAAGCGCACCTTGGCCGATGGCAGGAACGTGGCAACCTACGAGACCACGGATACCGAGGAAGCCTCGATCACGGCTATCCAGAGAGACCTGCTTCGTTCCGATGTGGAAGAGGTCGCCCTGATGTATACCACTGGTGTGGACAACTCGCTTGCCCCTGTCCGATACATGGCATCGAGGGACGAGGTTCTGTATGGCGACATCCTTGACCGTCTGCGTCAGGCTGTAGCCAAGGGCAAGACCGATCGGAACTTCGACTATTCCCTGTCGACCATGTTCGAGAAGCAGCTTGCACGGCAGCAGGCCAAGCCCAAGCCGACTGCGCAGGAGATCGAGAAGGAGCGGGCCGCAGCTCTGCGTGTCGAAAACCAGCTGTTCGAGACCAACACCGGTATCTATGGCCGGGATAACAGGTATACCGAGGATCAGAAGGCAGAGATTCACGCCAAGGCTCTGTATGACATCCATGCCAAGTTCGACCGGATGCGTAAGGAGGAGCAGGGGCAGCAGGAGTTTGACTTCTCAACGAACATCCTGAGTGACCTCGTCAACGCCTCGTGGGATCGTGGCAAGAAGATCATCCAAGATAACATGGCGGCTGTCAGAGCAAACCCCGGCGTCTACCGTGACCAGAACGCACCGGCTTGGCTGGAGTTTATGCCGATCCCTGAGATCGTGTCGTGGATGAAGACCAAGATTCCCAAGCTGGAGGCATGGTACGAGAACCAACAGAACTTCGCCGGTCTGCGCAACGGTGTCCTTGATACCTTTGCTCTGGCAACCAAGGCTTTGCGGAACAACCCGACCAGAACCAAGGCGTTCAATGATGCCACTGGTATTGCGACGTGGTTGCAGAACGACCCGCGCCTGTCGCTTGAGCAGCAGGAATGGGTCACTGACTTCGGATCATTGGCCGAAGCCGAGCGGGTGTGGGAGAAGCAGAAGATGAAAGCCCGCACAGGCATGACGTTCGCGGAGGGCCACAAGAAATCCAAGGCGACGTATGCCAAGCTGGATGCCGAGGGCCGCAAGGCATTTGATGACGTAGCTAACAGGCTGAAGGAGATACGTGAGAAGGAACGTGCCGCACTGATCGAGAAGATTTACGAGGTCACTGACGGAGACACACCGACCCGGCAGCGGATGCTGAAGGAAGCCCGCACCATGTTCAAGAACATCCGGGGCGTTTACTTCCCGCTCGCACGTTTCGGTGGTTACCGCCTCATCGCAACAGACACCTCGATCCCCGGCGACGAGGGAACCGGAGCCATGGTCATCGAGTCGTTCCGTAGTCTGGCCAAGCGTGATGCCCGTGAAGCAGAGATGAGGGCTGACCCACGGTACACGAATATCCAGCGCAGCTACGCCACCACAGACCCGAGCCTGAACACCATAGCCAACGACTTCATGAAGCGCCTGAAGCTGGACGGCAACCAGATGGAAGAGGCGTTCTACAAGAAGGAAATGCGTCGGCTGAACAAGCTCGGCAAGGGTAATACGCAGGACACCAGAGACGATGCCCGCAGGTACGCCAAGCGGCAGGTCGAGGAGGCGATCAACATCCTCGCCGGTATCTGGATGGACTCCATGCCTGATGCGTCTGCGGCCAAGAACTCTGTCCGCCGTGAGAACTACCTTGGTTGGGATCAGGACATGGTGCAGTCAGTCAACGACTACGCTGTCCGCCATGCCGGTAACCTCGCCAGCCTGAAGTTCGGGCACAAGCTGGACTACGGTCTGATCGAGATGGACAAGGCGATCCGCGACAAGGCCAAGAAGGGGGAGAAGGTTGACTTGGAGATGAACGTCATCGCTCACCTCAAGAACCACCTTCAGGTCACCCGGAATACTCCGGTCGTTCCGTCTCTGGTTGCCGGGGCCAGCCGCCTTGCAACTCTGCGATACATGACCTCGCCGTCTCAGCTCCTCGTGCAGCTCAGCCAGCTGGGGATCATGGCAGTCCCGAAGATGGCCAGCTCCTTTGGTATGGGCAACACCCTGTCCGCCGTGAACAAGGCATTCCGGATGGGTGCCGACCCACGGCTGCGCCTGAACAATATCGTGGACGACAAGAAATCTATCGACCTTTACAACCGCATCTACGCCACGGCTACCGAGGCGGATGTCGAGGCAGGTCGTGCGAAGAATGTCGGCGACCCGGTCATGTCGCACTCCGAAGTCAACAAGCTGGTGGCTGGCCTGAGCGAACCAGACCGTAATGCACTGCTGATCTACACCGCACTGCAACGAAACATGGTCGGTACTACCTATGCCAACGAGACGCTGGAGCTGTCCAAGGGTAAGGGCCAGTCAGACATCCTGCCGATCGCCTTGTGGTTCATGCGCAAGGGTGAAGAGATGTCCCGTGTCACCGCAGCTCTCGCAGGTTTCGATCTGGCTTACGGAAAGACCAAGAGCTGGAATGATGCACTGACCTACACCCAGCATGAGATCAACACCGGCACGATGATTGACTTCAGCAAAGAGTCCAAGCCGACGTTCTTCCTGAAACACGCCAGTGCTCGTGCCGCCACCCAGTTCCGGTACTTCCCGATCAGCATGATTCTGCGCCTGATCCGTCTCGCCTCTGAGGGTCTTGCCGGTGCGACACCAGAGATTAAAGCTGGTGCACGGCGGGAGATCGTCTACATGATGGGCACCTCTGGGATACTGGCCGGTGCTCTGGGTATGCCTGCTGCCGGTCTGATCTTCAACGCAATCGACTTGGCCATGGGGCTGTTCGGTGATGATGAAGAGGATGAGTTCTTCGACAGCCGCAAAGAGTTCCGCAACATCCTTGAGGATATGGGGTCGCCTGACTTCGTGACCCAAGCGATGATGACCGGCGTTCTTGGGGCCGTCGGTGGTGACGTATCGAGACGTATCGGTATCTCCGACGCCCTCGGGACTGAGCCGGGATTCACTCCGGCCCATCTGGAAGGTGCAGCCAAGTTTGATTACATGGCAGCTCGGTCGCTCGGCCCCGCCTACTCCACGATCAAGGACGGCTATGTAGGAGCAGGAGAGCTGTGGGATGGCAACGTCATGGATGCTCTGAAAAAGCTCACACCGAAAGCTGTCGGTGATGCGATCAAAGCCTTCCAGTATTATGAGAAGGATGGGCTGGTTACATCCAGAGGCAAGCGTCTGACCGACGAAGTCGATCCCATAAACCTGCTGTGGATGTCGATGGGGATCATGCCGTACGAGCACAGCTTCGTTATGGGTAAAGAGCGTGCCAAGACCAACATCAGCGCGAAGGTGGCAAGGCAGAAGCAACGCCTGTACGACGCCATCGCCGAGGCTTACGCAACCAACGACACGGTAGGGTTCGAGGAAGCTGTCAAGGAATACGCTGCCTTCGTCAAGAAGTACCCGAGCTTCGGTACTCAGCCATCGGCTCTTGCCTCTGCGATCCGTAACCGGATCAAGCTGGAGCGCGGCATCCCGACCAGACAAGACATCCTGCTAGAAAAATTCGTTGAATAAAAAACGGGCAGCCCGGGGAGGGCTGCCCAATACGAAGGGGATAGACGTGTGTGTCTGTGTGTAGTTGTATACTACTGGACAATCTTTAGTGTGTCAACCCTGCATCTTTCACGTCGAGTTCTTCCACCAGTGCCAGCTTGGCCACTCTCTTCGCGTCATCTTCCACGATACGGGCGGCAACATTACCGAGAGCAGGGCAGTCCATATCCAATACCCAGCAGTTGACCTGTGCGCTGGCAAGAGACGTCCCGGCCCCGAGCGTTCTGCGCTTCTCTGTTGAGACCAGCGCCTTGATCTTGAATAGGTCGTTCTTGATGGTGGAGTAGGAGCCGTACTTCTTCTCTGCCCACTCCTTAACTCGATTGCGGTTGATCCAGACCAGTGGGCTTTCGACGTCACGGCGTACGAACAGCGGGCCTTTAGGTTCACTGATCACAGTGCCGCGCCTGACGACCAAGGTGTTGTTAATGTGCTCGTCAAGGAACTGGCCAATAATCGAGACGCAGTCCATCCGGTTGACGACCTTCTCGCCGCGCATCTCCTTGATCTGGTCAACGGCCCAGCCCATCAGTGGCTTGACTTTGAAATCGATCAGGCCAAGACGTTGAGCGATCAGACCACCATAGATCGTACAGCCAGCAACAGCTGACCAGAACCGTTCCTCGGATGCGGCCCCTGTCTCCTTGTCAATCATCTTGACGATCTTGTCGATTTGTTCTGTGTGGTTGGCGACATTGGCCACGAGATACCGGATGTATTCCTGACCGGCCATGCCGTAATTGCGACTGATTGTGCGGTAGATTCTGGTAGCTGTTTCTCGGTCAAGGGCAGGGTTCGAGTCGACACGGAACTCAAAGACTCGGTTCATCTCTGCGCCCGCATCCATCTTGTGGCCGGACAAGCGATCAATCAGGGAACTGTTTGAGCTGACGAGAGCCAGCGTATTCCATTGGTTGATGCCTGACTTCTCGACCGCATTGGAGTTCTGGCGCACACGGTCACGGCCTTGTGTAATCCGATAGGCCAGCTCAGATAGGGCGTCGCCATCGATGTTGGTCACCTCGTCGATATACAGAGGCAAGGTATTATAGACGCCCAGCCTGCCGATCAGTGCGTTCTTCGTATCATCCTTGTGCATAATGAGAGTGTCGGGTTCTCCGTACAGGCTCAGTGCCCAGCGTCCGACCAATGTCTTGCCGACACCAGAGGGGCCAAGCATCGACACGATAGCCCCGGCATACCCAGTGAACCGCATCAACGGCGCACCAAAGGCAGCGGCCAGAAAGGCAAAGGCCAGTGGCTCCATGCCCTCTTTGCCCAGCACCGTGGTCGTGTCCAGCCACTGGGGTAGCTCCCCCTTGGCATGGAACGCCTTGGCTGACTCCGGTATGTTCTGAGCCAGAGCGACCGGCTCTGCTGTGCCGTCAGGCAGGAACGCCTTCGTTCCCAGCACGAACTGCAACTCGCCTCGATCATTCTCACTCCACCCCATCTGGCATAGGAGCTGTTTGATCTTACGTTCCCGCTTCAGTTTATCGGCATAGCTCTCAACATAAGCCGTCATAAGTTTCTTCTCCTTGGCACCGACGACTGTGATGTGCTTGTCAAACAAGGCTTTCATCGCTGACCTGACATCAGTCAGGTCTGAGGTACGGATCGTACAGTCCATCCACCCTTCCTGTGGGAGGTGGTGTCGTATGGCTACGACCTCATATCCGAGGCTCTGGTCAAAGGCGACTGAGTCCACGTATAAATCATTTCGATAGAAGCATGTGTTGACATCGTCGATCGGGGCATACAGCCCGTCCTCCGCACGGATAAACGGTTTCGGCGGCTCGATACCAGCCGCATGTTCGATTGCCTGCACGATCCTGCCGAGCAGGATAGGCGACTTCACCTTGTTCTTGTAGGAGCAACCGAGGCACCCCTTCGGGTTCAGTTGGCCGAAGTGTTCGCAGGTTGTCGGCGGCATCTGGTGCTGCTCGATCTTGGCTGTCGTCTCTTCGATGCTGTAGTTGGGATGACCGCATGACCACTCGTGGATGATGTCCGGTGCCTGCACGGTATGCCGCAGGACGCCGATACAGGCGTACCACAGTGGCTCCTCGATGTCGCCCTGCGTCTTGCGCATGATGTCGATCTGCTGGCATTTGTCAGCGATCAGGGTGGCATCGGAGTTGGGGGTGTCGTCGTAGATTTGAAACTCGGCGTTGATGTCGCCACCCTTGCGCTTCGGCGGGGCGGTGAGATCGGCCTTCAGGTTCTTGGCCTTCGCTGCCTTCTCGATGATCGTGCAGAAATCCTCGAACGAGATCGGCTCCATCGGTTTTGTCAGGAGCCTGACCAGCTTGGGGTTCGCCGGGTCTTTGCGGTTGTGAGTGCCAATGGGGCGGAGCACAGATGACAGGTCAGAGGTACGGGATTGGTCGACCTCGAACTCACAGGCGACAATCAGTTCCTTGAACAGTCGGGCGGCCCCCTTCCATTGGCTGGCTGTTACATCCTCGGTCAGGCACCAGTGGGCATACAGGCCGTTGCCTGAGTTGACCACCTCTGGTATCGGCAAGCCCACCTCTTCACAAAACTTCTTCAGCGCAGCTGCACCATCAGCCTGAGTCGCAAAGGGCTTGGTCGGGCCACAGTCTATGTCCAGCCAGAACGACCGCATCGCCTGCACGTTCTCATGCTTGCGATTGTCTGGTGTAGTATAGGTGGCCTGTGCGATGTAAACCGTGTCGCCCTTCGCGTCCTTCTTTGCGATGAACTCCTCGGCATCTTCCAAGTCCAAGTAGAATTTTTGTTTCGGGGCTTTGTCCGGGTGCCAGAAAATACACACACATTTGTACCCCTTGGCGGGGAGTATTCTCTCTAACACAGACGTCTCCTTATATAAAAACAGGGGGAAGGTTTCATTATGCAACGAAACACGGGGCGCGTCAACGCCCCGCTTTGACTTCCGATAGGATTTTCTGGATCGAGGTGAGGCGCATTCGCCTCGGAACATCCTCGGTCAGTGGTAACCGCCCTTTCTCCACGGCCATCTCAATGACCTTGCATCGGGCGATCGATAGCCGGTACCGCAACATGTCGCTGATGGTCTCGCCACGTTTCCAACAGTAGAAGGTAGCCCTTCCAATGGGGAGTAGCATGATCATCTCGGACGCGGTCAGTCCGGCCTTCTCCATAACTTCTAGTATATAATCAAATGACGGTAGGTTCATGGCTCTACTCGTTTGAAGTGAGGGGGGCCGAAGCCCCCCTGCTGGTTAGAGGCCGAGGCTGTTGACGATGTCGTCGTCAGACGGAACGGCGTTGGTGGCAGCCTGTTGGGCAGGCTCAGGCTTGGCTTCCTGTGCAGGCTCAGGCTCAGGCTCAGGCTTGGCCATCGCGGCTTCGGCATCAGAGATGGCATCGGCCAACTCGTCAGCGTCCATCTTCGAGCGGCCCTTGATCTTCAGCTCACTGGCCCGTGCCCTCAGCTCAGTGAGAGTCGCATCGGCTGTCACAGTCTGAGTAGGAGTCGGTTCAGACTGCGGCTTGTCCTCACCAAACACATCAGCGACATCGACCGGCGGAGGAGTCGGCTCAGGTTTATGCTCGACCTCACGTCCGGGCTGATTGGCTGGAGGGTTGGCCGGTACGGTGGGCTGGACGATCTCAGCCACTTCTGGAGAGCTGACATACTCCATCAGTTTGGGGATAGCCGCCTCGGGAATGAAGCCACCGACGCGGAACTTCAGCACGCTGAAGTCAGAGTCATCGTCGAACGACACATAGATCACCACCCCACCGAGCGGCACATCACGAGCGGACAGGTTCTTCACGAACACGGCCCAGTTCTTCAGGGATGCCGGTGGAATCTTGAACTGGTAGACCCCGCCCTTATACAGCACAGCGAGAATCTTGTTGTCATTACAGGCTTTACCCTTGGTCGCCTCACCGGCTTGGTTGCGACCGGAACCCCATGCGTTCTGCGGACAGGACGCACAGTTGGCGCACTGCGGTGCCTGCACGCTGGGGTCGGGCTTGATGCCGTCGAGAGAGAAGCAGTCCGGTGCGGATGCTTCGGCACTGGGATCGTAAGGCTTGGCGTACCAGACCTTGTTCAACCCCGGCTTGGCCCGGAGAACCACCATGTCGAGGAACTGGCCTTCGACCAGCTGAGACGGCTTGACGATCTCCTCTTCCCCTGCACCATCGACCAGACGGAACTTGCCGTTCTTGATCCGGATCGAAGGCGGGAACCCCGTGCTGATACCGGCGGCTGCATCGGCGTTCATTTCTCGGGCAAGGCCCGCAGTGGCGAGATACGCAGGGATGTTCTCGGGCACGATTGCTACATCTTTTCCAGTACTCATAGTCTAGCTCCTTCGCACTTGTACGGTTTCGACCCGTACGAAATTGACCCCCGGTGGGGGCGGGTTACGGTAGCCTTCATCCTTCGTCGGCTCCATCCGTTCACGAACAGCGGTCTTGCTGACACGCCGTTCAAACATGTCCCACGCCTCATGCTCGATGATGAACTGAAGCATGGCATCGAAGTCCGCCACGTTGGCGTACTCCTTATAGGTTTTGAACACGGTGCCGTGCTCGGTCTTGGCCTGCTTGGCACCAATCGCGTCGAGGTCAGCCTGTAGTTTTTTCTCGATGGCTTCCATCATAACCTTCAGCTTGCCATCCTCTGTATCATACTGCTTCTTCAGAGCACTACGTCTGTCCCTCAGCTCGATATACTTTCCGGTGAGCTGATCCATATTCATAAGATGCCTCCTTGTTTGGTGTATGTTACCATACACAGATAGCTACTACTTGTCAAGCACAATACTATTTACCTCCTTCCTTCGCCAGCTCCAACACGACATCCTGCAATTTGCCCCTGTCACGCAGGGTTGCGTAGATTTTACGCTCAGCACTCGTCGCTTGGATATGGACGATGTTGGTAGTCTTCGTCTGCCCCGGTCTCACGATCCGGGCATTCGCTTGGGTGTAGGTCTCGTTGCTGTGGACTGGTGCATACCACACTATTGCCGACGCGGCTGTGAGAGTGAGACCATGAGCCATGGTTGCCGCGTTTGCGATCAGGACTCTCGGATTCTGCTCCATCTGGAACTGTCTGAATATCTGGTTCCTCTGGTTGCTTGATACCGAGCCGTCCACAACGGCAGTCGTGAAGTCCTTGCTCAGCTCTCGGTCGATGGCACGCAAGGCACCAGTCAGGGGTACGAACACGATCACTTTCTCGTCGCATTCTTCGATCACCTCCTTCAACACTGCGAGTCTGGGGCCGAAGTCCAGCTCAAGCACCTCGCCAGATGACCCGTACATGACACCACAGGCCGCCTGTACCAGCTTGTTGAGCAGGACACCGGCGTTGACAGCGGACACTTGAGACTCACCGACCAAGGTCACAGCTTCCCTGAGTAGTTCGTCGTGTGCCTTCTTCTGGTTCATGGTGAGCGGGGCTTCCCGCTCAGAATAGATGGTTTCTGGCAGATCAATACAGTCGGACAGGGCGTACCGGATCGACGGTTGCATGTGTTCGTGTACGAACTGGCTTGCCCGTGCCCGTGGCACCCAGCGGAACTGGGTCACCTGATTCATGGTCTCGTCCCTGAACTTGCGGAAGCCACCACGGAACCGTTCGGGTGTGAGCAGTTTGATCTGCCCGTACGCATCGGTCGGAGCGTTCGGTGTTGGGGTACCTGTCATCCCCCATGCCGATCGGGCGATACCCTGCCGGTTGATGATCTCGAACATCAGCTTCCATCGCTTGGTTTGGCTGTTGCGATAGACGGCCATCTCATCGAGGATGAAGTGGTTGATGTCATCACGGTGGGCTAGTAGGTCAGCGATGATGCTGACACCATCGTGGTTGATGATGAAGTAGTCGACATCATCTTCCAGCAGGTCTCGCCGTTTTGCCCTCGATCCATGCAGGATGCGGTAGGTACGGTGAGGCAGGGTCTGAAAAATTTCATGCGCCCACACCCGATCGAGTGTGGACAGCGGAGCACAGATCAAGGTCTTGCCGATCTCGTTCCGCTGTTTCAGGAAATCATCAGCCCAGAGTGCGGCGTTGGTCTTGCCGGTGCCCATACCTGAGAGGCAGTACGCCCTCATGTTGAGAGCGAGAAAGTCAGACGTCGTGAGCTGGTGCTGGTAAGGAGTGAACCGCCCCGGCCAGTTGTACTGCGTGGTCAACGGCGTAGGCACATCCTTGCCAGCGTTCCTGAACAGACGCACGGCATTGATGGTATGGGGCACTGCACACAGACTCTGCCCGTTTACAACCCCAGTCCTGACATCAGGAAAGTACCGCTTGACTTTCTCGATGTCAGTGGCCGGGAATACAATGTGGTCTTTGACGACCCTAATCATTTGCGTCATATCTTTTCTCTGTTCAGCCAGATTTCAAGAATCTCAAAATCGACTGGGTCGGCTACCACCATGGTCTTGCCGTCAGCATTCCGTATACCTTGGAGCTGCATTTTCTGGAGTGCTGTTACGTTCTTTCGCTTACCGGGTGCCTTGCACTCGATCCCGATAAACTTACCTTTGTGGCAGGCGATCACGTCGGGGATTCCATGAGCACCCATGCCGCCCGACACCGGCATGAAGCTCCATGCTCCGTACTGCTTCAGCAGAGCCTTGACCTTGGCCTTGACCTTACCTTCAGGAGTTGTTGCCACGGCTGCCCCCTGCCTTTGCGTATTGCCAATACTTCTCGACCTTGGCCTGCTTCTCCTTCACCGCCACGGTGTCAGGCTTCCAGCCCAGCTCCAGCGCCACGGCGAACAGGTCGTTCAGCTCACTGTGAAGCAGCTGAATGTTCGGGATGTTCTCAGTCTTGGGGTGGCTGTCTTTTTCCCCGAAGCGCAGGATTTTGCCGATCACCTGCACCACCTCGCCCGCCTCTTCAGACAGGGTGCCGAACAGATAGAACCGACGACGGATGAGTTCGTTGCGAAGTTCGCACTGTGCCTCGAACTCTTCTGCGGTCAGCTCAGGAACTTTCTCCTCAGTGGATTGAGCTTCCGCTTCCGCTTCCGGATTCTTCTGCTTCAGTGTCGCCGGTGTCGCCTGTAGTTTCATTTTCTTCTGCATCGTTGCCTCCTTGAAAGTCAAACTCTAGTTGGTTGGGGTCATCCCCGGGTGCTTCGCCAAGTTCCGCCATCAGTGCTTCAGTCGAGTCAAGACCGAGGAACCACCGGCAGAACTGCACCTTGTCTTCCCTTGGCCAAGTCTGTTGCATGGAGAGTATAACCTCGTTCGTGTTCTGGGCTAACCGAGGTATGAGTTCCTCGCTCATCTCCTTCGCTACCTTCCGCATGGCTTTGTCCTTGCGTTGGCTCATCATTGTCTCCTTGTGGGTAGTTAAGTTCAATCAACATATCGATCTCGTGCTTGGCTTTCTCCAAGTCCTCGCGTCCGTTCTTCCCCCGATGCCGACAGATGCGCTTGACCACGCAGCCTTCGAGGAACGACAGACCATTCCGCTCGATGAACTCTGTCGGTTGAATCTTCAGATGCTTATAGTGCTCGCCACCTACCTGCCTATCAAATGCACGCCCCGTCACCATAGCCTCCACACCTAGTACTTTCATCAATTCATTACGGGCTTTAATACCGAAGTTGTGGATACGTACTTCGTTGAATGTGAATGGCTTGTTTCTTATAGCTAATACACCATCAGCTATATCCTGTTTTACCTTGTCCGCACTGGGGAGAGCTGGGCCGTATAGATTAGCCAGTAGATTCCGCGTGCGTACGCTCACGTTGTCATACCATTCATCTTTCATCGTTTCTCCTTCCAGAAGCGGCACTCCTCAACGGGGCACCAACCACGGCAAAGACCGGACTCCTTGGGCTGGAATACTTTGGTACGCCATGCTGTCGTCATGCGCTTCAGCTTCTCGTGGAGCATGTCCTCGATGCCCTGCATGTGCTCGGCCCGGGTGAAGTCCTGCCCGGTCACGGTCAGGCTATTGAGCCAGATGAATTTGGATACGAAGTTCTGGATGTGTGGATACTTCTGGCCGATGAACCACACACTGAGTTGAAGCTGGAGCAGGCTCTCACGAACCTTGCCAGTCTTCCAGTCGTAGATGTATGCGGTGTCATCCCGCAGGAGAAGGACGTCAACCTTGTTGCGTGCCCACGCCTGCTTGGAGAACCAGCTGGTTAGGTTGCCGTCCATGTCGAAGGCGATCTCGTCCTCGACCACCAGCTTCATGCCCTGCGTGGCTCTCTTCTCGAACACCTCGCAGTACCTCTCCCACTCTTTCGGGAAGTCAGCGGGCAAGGGTGTGCCATGCTTGAGACGATTCTCTTTGGCTTTGTGGACACGGTCACCCCACAGGGTGGCCTCGGTGTGCTCGAACTTGACCGATTCATAGAACCGCTTGGCGGCGTACTGATACGGGCAGGTATCGAAGTCATTGATCGCAGAGTACGACCAGCTGAACGGTTTGCCGTTGGCATTCTTCGGCCTCGGGTCTGTCATTTGAGCCTCCATTTCTTCTTGGCGATGCTGAAGCTGCTACCCTTTACATACTCAGGCTCCAACATATCTTTTTCCATCAGGGCATCGAATGTTTTCTTGGGTAGCAAATCTGACTTGAATACCCTATGCCCGTGCTGGTTCTCACCAACGACACGGGCAATATAATAAGTGTTGGCGGCTTTCCAGATATGCCCGCCGTTCTGAAGGGCGTCAATTATCTCAACCTGCTTCTTAGTTAATGCCATAAGACTCCCCCTTCCCAAACCATATCAATGTAGCTGACGGGTTGATACCGTGCAGGTTTGCCGCCTTGGTATCTGCCATCCACACATCCACCTGCTTCCGCTTACGTGGGTGCATGGTGTCCTCGACATACAGCAGGCCGTACCCACTGAGGAAGATCACGTCACCATACTCGATGCCCAAAGCAAACAGATCGGGGCTGAGAGCGACGACTCCCCTGCGTACATACACCTGATTGGCTGTGAGGTGTGGACTATCGTCCGTCTCCTCGACCCGGGAGGAGTATGCCGACACCTTGACTTGCGTCCGGTACATCGGTTTGCTTCTGTTCCAGTCGTCTCCAAAGATGCTCATAAATATGGCATCGTCCCGCTGGAGTTCACTGTCGCAAAAAGCTAGGTCAGACTGTAACTCGGTAACTTCGTTTTGTAGTTCGTTGATTGTATCCTTGTGGTTCATGATCCCCGGCACAGCGGCCAAGAATCCCAAGAACACACACGCAACATATCCCATAAACTTCATAAGGTCAACCTCCTATATTAGCTTGTAACGCTTGTCGATCTTGCCATTGGTATCACTGCCCACGACACAGGAGTTCACCCATATTTGCAGGCCGCTCTGATACCGACGAATGTGACCACGCCGCAGGTGCTGGCGTGGGCTGGCGTGGGTTCCACCTTGGTATTCTCCCTTCCCTGACATCTTCCCTTCCATGTCGACTGTCAGTATCTTGGTCTCGAAGAGGGGCATCTTACCCTTCTTCTCTCTCTTCCGCTGAACCTTGGGGCTGATCTTCTCCCGCACCTCAGCCTTGATGTTCGAGCAGGTCAAGGCTTCGCACAGCTCGAACACCGAGTAACAGTATGTCTGCATACTCTGGAGTATCTCGATCATATCGGATTCCATTTCGTTGGTCGGCTGGCTGTGGGGTGTCAAGGCCATGAGATCGAGCATCTCCTGCTCCGACAGACCATATCTCCGGCATATCGTATCCGGTAACAGCGGGATAGGACGGCACCGAATCCCCACGGAATCCTCTCGCCTCTCACCCCACAGGTTTTTGGATGGCATAACCCAAGCGAACGGAGACGGGTACCACTTGCCATGGTAGAACCTTCTCCCCCGCTCACTCATCTCCTCGTGCCTGCTGTCATAGGCATTGACTCTCGACATAAAGGAAACAAGAATGAATATGTCTCCCGACTCCATATCAGGGAAGACTTTGCGGACAGATTCATACTCCTCCAGCGGGAACTCGGCGGCCAAGATCAGGTTGTTGGGGAACTCACCATCAGGTTCTTCTTGGTAGTATTCGATAGTCGTGTACTGGTAGGGCAATCTCAGGTCTCGTCCATATAGACCCTTCATCTTGGCGTCGAGTATCCTGCCGCCATCCGGCAAAGAAAAATGCTGTGCGTTTTCAATGATGCCGCCAAGCATCCGAATGTTTGTAATGTCCCGGCGGAAGCTGTCGTCCGAGATCAGTGCTCTGGTAATAGCACGCATGTCATGGAGTGCACTCGCAGCATAGTTCTTCGCCGTAATAGTCATGGTCAGTCTCCTTTCTTCTTTGTCTTACGGCTCTTGCCAGCCCGCTCGTAGGCGATGGCAACAGCCTGCTTGGGTGGGTAGCCCTCGTCGATCAGCTTCTTGACGTTGGCCTCGATAGTCTTCTTACTCTTCCCTTTCTTGAGTGGCATCTACTTTACCTCTCCTTCCCCCGCAACGCCGGTAGTAGTCGCCGGTGTCACGGCTGGCTGTGGTTTTGCACACATAGAATCTGGTGTGCAGTTTGTCCATGTCCTGCCTTGCTCCGCAGAACGGACACGTCGTCATGACCTTGGGTCTGTTGTCCTCATATGGCATCTGTCTCACTCCTCGTCAAACATGACGTGCTCCCCGCACCAATCCCATACCCTGACCTGCGGGTGAGGGGGTGGGTAGCGTTGGCAAAGACGGTAGTCTACTTTCTTGAAGCTCCCTGACTTCACATCTTCACCGTTGTTGAACTTACAGTTCAGGCACACAGCCTTCCGTTTAGCCATCCATCATCTCCTCTCTGAACCATGACATCCCGGTAGGGCATAGGTGACATCCATTCTCGAAGTGATCGTGCGTCAGGGACGCAAAGCGTAGCCTGTATAGGCAACGGTCGAGTGGTATCAGCACCGCTGGTTCACGCGGTTTGCCCTTCACTTCCCACTGCTGGTGGGGGCAGGCAACTAGCCTACCTGAACTGGGCATATCGTTTCCTTTCGTTGTTCATAACCTCGACCACCTTCTGGCACATCTCGACACTGAACATGCCGATGTGGCAGTCCATTGAGTGGATGTCCAGACTGTAGGCCAGCCAGTTGTACGCTTGGGTTCTGGTCATCAGGCCGGACTTCCATAGGGGATCGAAGTTCTCATGTGCGATCTGCTTCCATCGGCGCAGGGTCTTGTTCGCCAACCTGCCGAACGGTTCGCCTGTCTTCTCATGACACCCGACGTATGCCTCGCACGGTTCGCAGTGATAGAACTTCTTGTGCCACAGGTCACTCCGGTGCGGATAAATCTCCCGACCTGTGACATGGTCTGCTACGTTCCCGCAGTAGTCACATTTGATTATCATTTCGCCTCCGCATAGTTCATAGCCACATCACCGGATGCGGCTAGTGGTAGGTCTTTGCACCAAGGCAGAGGTACGGACATGATCTGGCAACAATCAACCAGTGCCGCATCGGCCTGTTCCTCTCGCACGACGCACACAACCTCGTCATGCACAGTCAGCACGACACGGTAACGCTTGCTGATCTCAAGCATACCGTAAGCTAGGATGATCCGGCTTAGAGCCTGCACGATATTCTCCACCAGCTTGGCCCCGTAGATATACTGAGTGTCCCTGCCCCTGCCCTTGAGTCCGTCGTACACCCACTGGGTGCCACCGTCCTCGTCATCGGTCTCGATCATGCGCAGGTTCTTGTAGTGCAGAGCTGTGCCATTCGGTAGGTGGAGCCTGTCCTGACTGGTCGTCAGCACACCGAACTCCTTCTTCTCGCCAGCGTGCATGGCCCGGAGAATCTTCTCCCCGGTGCGCCAGTACGCCTTGATCTGCTTGTTCAAACCACGATACATATCGATCAGGAACTTGGAGCAGACAGCGTGAGCGAGCAGATCATCGCCGTGTAGTTTGGTGGTTGTCTTGGCGCATAACTCCATGTCGATCTTTGGTGTAGCTACGATCCTGCCTGAGTCATTCAGCACATGGTCATACAGAGCGACGCCAAGGGTTTCGGAAAAGGGAACATCAAACAGGATGGGGTCAGCACCGAGTGGGCCAGACGCTAGGAACCCACCGAACCGTAGCCATCCCATACCATAGCCACATCCAAGGACGAGTGCCTTGCCGAGCTGACGTTCGAGCTTGTCAGCCTTGGTGATGTCTCGTTGAAAGACACGGGTTGCCATGCCACAGTAGACGTCCTTACCTGCGGCGAAGTCCTCAAGCAGATCATCCTGTCCGGCGATCCACGCCAACACACGGGCTTCGATCTGTTCAAGGTCAGCGACAACCAGACGGTAACCCGGAGGAGCACAGATAGAACGACGCAGTTCACCACCACGGGGGAGGTTCTGCAAGTTCTGCTTCTCCAGTGCTGACCATCGGAGGGTGTTGGCCGCCCCATAGATTTGCAGGGCGACAGGGAGAGGGCCACGCTCGGCGATCCCGAGGAACCGCTGGGTTCGGGACTCCTCGATAGATGACTTCACACCCATCCTAGCCATGGCCAGAGCCTGCACCTCTGGTTTCGGATGGTCAAGCAGGGCAGTCATCCCCTCATCTGTTTTGGCGAAGGCATAAGTCTCCTTGCCTGTGGTCTTGCTGATCTTGGTCGGTGGCTCTACCCCGTGGGCACGGAGGAGATCAGCAAACTGTGGGTTACTACGCAGTGCCTTGATGTCCTGCCCGACACTGGCTAGGAGTTGTTCTTTATTGTTGGTGACATCGTAGAGGTGGTCTTCGAGTACGCCCTTGTCCAGTTCGAGAACCGGATCACAGTACATGCGGATGGTCAGGTCAATCAGTTTCAGTTCCTCAACCGGAACATACTTTTTCATGATCTGGAATGCACGGTAGGTGAGGTTGCAGTCCGAGTCCTGATTGGTAGCGCAGTAGCCACCAAGCGCACGTTGCTCCTCGTCAGTCAGCTCCCACTTGTGCATGGTGTTGACCAGCTCATCGCCCTTCTCCCCAATCTTCAGGCGTTGGGCGATGTACTTCAGGCTCGCCCGCTCTTGTGGAAAGAGCAGGCGAGTCATCGACTTGGTATCAAGATACATGGCGGGGTGGATACCGAAGTGCTCATGCAGGATGAACCCATCGAACAGGGTGTTCTGCCCGAGCAGGGCGATCTCATGCCACGGTAGCTGGGGGAGGCTGTCATAGATAAGGTCTCCGTACCAGTACACAGGCGGTCGATCTTCCCACTTCACACCGACGCCATGTATCTTGAAGTGCTTGTGACGGACGTACTCCTCGGTGGTCATCTTCGACAGCGTGATATTCTCCCCGGTCTCGGGGTGCTTACCGTATGCTGTCTCGAAGTCGAGGGTAACTAGAATCATAGTGGTCTCCTAGTAGCAGAAGTCGTCGCCGGGTTGCGGGTAGACCCGCTCACCAGTTACCGGATCATCGTAGCACCCGTCAGATACGAGGCTACCTACTGGGGCACCACCAGATTCAGCACCAGCGCCCCCGCCACTATCACTATCGCCGCCACCAGAGCCACCACTACCAGAGCCTCCACCGGCTCCACCGTTCCCTTCCGAACCTGAGCCACCTCCGTTACCAGAGCCACCAGAACCACCGCCACCATTATTACCACCGTTACCACCTGAACCATTGGAGCCTCCGTTACCGCCCCCTGCGTTGCCGTTGCCGGAGTCGTTGCCTTGGTTACCACCATCGACACCACCGACTCCACCACCGGAGTTACCCCCACCATGGCCACCATGGCCACCACCTTGTCCTGAGTTACCGGCATCACTGCCGTTGCCACGCCCCGCATAACAAGGGGCAGTGGCGATGATCAGAACGACCAGATATACAATAAGTTTTTTCATGGTTATTTCCTCCTGCATCCGTCAGAGTTTATGACGGGGTCAAAGATAGAATGAGTTCTGTCGATGTTGCTGTGGCACAACGGACAGAACTTCCGGATCGTACCTTTGAAGTTATAAGGCACGTCGACTTTGGTAGGTACCCCGCACTTCATGCAGGGTACCTTGATCGTCTTGGGTTTATATGGGTCGTACTGGATGGTGCTCATCTGACACGCCCCTCAAGGTGAGACCACAACATCGCCTTGAGTTTGTTGTCCGTCAAGGACAGGGTCGAGTAGTACAGGGGAATCCTGATGTGGATATCCCCTTCCTTCGGGACGAGGTGGCACAGCGTACCGGCACGGTTGACGAACGCTGTCCACTTGGCGAAGGTGCTACAATCCAGTGCCTTCTCTTCGAGAGAGGCCCGGAGATCACAACCACGTTTGAGGTGGATGCCATTGATTGTCGGGGTGCTGGTCAGACCAATGGCCTTTTCGAGGCGAGCGCGTGCTTCTCTTCGCATCGCTTCGCGGCGGGTGTAACATGTACTTTCGTCATACCATCTTGCTCTCATAGTCTATCTCCTTACGTTAATGTAACCGGGAATCCGGTAAGTAAAGTACCGGCATCGCTTGCCACTACTGGCAGTGCGACACTGGCTGTCAAATTTGTCGGTGTGCACCAGCTTCTCGTGGTGTGCACACCAACCCAAAACCTTCGCTCCTTTCTCTCGTTTGGGTCGGCGTTTACTCAGCCGAGTCCTCTTTCTTGACATACGTCGCCTCAAGTTTTTCAAGCATGACACGACTGCGGCTGTCGGGCACAGTCTTACCGTTGCACCACCGGTTGACCGTGGCAAACGACACACCCAGTACGTCAGCGAGCTGTGCCTGAGTACGGTGCAGTGCCGCAAGGATTGCCTTGACCCGTGCCGGTGCATTGTCGGTCGTCCACGGAGTCAATACGAGGTTGCCTTTCATAGGCATCTCCTTTCAAAAGGTGCGGGGTCTGACGAGCAGACCCCGCTGTTCGAGTTACCACCCGTGTCTGCAATAAGACAGCTCAAAGGTGGCGCTGATGCTGTAGACCGGATACGTGTCATGTAGCGATCTCAACTTCAGCTTCCATCCATCTTCTTCTCGCTCGATCCTGTGGTCTTTGATAGCACCACGCTGACCAAGCGAGGGATCGAAGAAGCCGGGGTTGGCTAACTTCAATCGGTTAATCGTGGGTTTAATCATAGGCAATCTCCCTTCGTTCTAGGAGCTAGGCTGAGCCAGCCTAGCTAGTATGGTGCCACACACAGATAGATATACCTTATACCACATGATATAATCAGGGTCAATAAGATTATCAAAAAATGTGTGGCACAGGACAATTAAAGTCCGAGCTTCCTGATCAACTCCTCATCGGACGGACAAGGATCATCAGCTGTCACCTTGTCATACCGACTCCCGCCATTGTAGCGACGGGTGATCTCCGTTCTAATCTCCCTGCTCTTTAGGTCACGGGCAGACGAGCGGTCGAAGTTCTCCAACTCTTCCAGTGCCTTCTTCAGGGTGGAGTCAGCGAGGTTTCGGATCACGTACGGGGCGGACGGGGTATCCAGCTCCTCACCTTTACAGCCGGTTTGAAACCGATACTCGCCTCGCTTGCCGAGCATCTCCTCGGACGCGACAGGCGTAGGGGATACAGGTGGTCGCCTACCCTTGTAGTAAGATGTGATTGGGTCAGCATCTACCTCAAAGATTGGCCCCGCCTGTACCTGTACCCCGTCTACTTTCCCAACAGAGAGGCGAACTCTTTGTTGACAAGTTTGAGCACAGCCTGACGCTCGGCCCGGTCAAACAACATCTTGGCCTGTGCGATCAAGACCAGCTCATCATCGTTGAATCCACGGGTCATGACTGCACTCGTGGTGCCGAGGCCGACAGTGACCAGCTCGGACAGGTTCTTCTTGGTGAGGTACGCCCCGATCTGCGAGCGGGTCAGCTCAGTGGTCAGGTCACCGGTCACCGGCATAGCCAGCGACAGTTGGTTCCCATCGAGTTTACCAACAAACACTTCACCATCTACCTTCACGACTTTACAATTTTCCATGACATTTCTCCTTTGGTTGGTGACAGGTTGATACCTGCCGGTTAGTTTGCAATCTGCTTGAGTTCTTTACCGATGCCCTCGAAGTCAAGCAGTTGCTGGTACACTGGGTCTGTATCAAAGAGGATCATGGACTTGATAACTTCCAGCTCATCCTCCGTGAACTGATGGACGAGGCCGTGCAGGATATGACCACAGGTACAGTCACACCATGTCTCCCCACACATCAGGCACTGTCTGCTATGGCCGTCCGTCATCTCTTCGTCGATGAAGTCCCAGAACAGTATTTCAAGCAGGTCGAGGTCGTCCTCCTGCCAGTCACGTTCCGGCTGCCTTGTGCCGTCGCCGTCGTCCTCATCTTCTTCCATGTAATCAGCAGTGGTGACGTTGTTGAACTTCGAGTATCCGTAGTAATCGTAGTCGTCATAACCCCCGTACTTGTACCCGTTTCCGTAACTGCGAAATCGGGGCACCACCGGATACAGTTCGGTAAGCGGATCGACGATCATATCGATGACACGATCCACGGTCAGGAGGAGTTCGTCGAAATGCTGGTACTCACGGCTGGAGTGTTGTTCATAGTAGCCGATGGACAGGTTGACGCTCGGAATGAAGTACGCATCAGTCAGGTCAGCGATGTCGGAGTAGCTACCCCATCCGGACTTGAAGCCGAACGACTCGACGTACTGCTCGACTTTCTTGTCGATGTCGGCGTAGGTCACATACTCGGTGGCACCCTTGCGATCGAGTTCCACCATGAGATTGATGTGCTCGATCTGCAACTCATCCGAGGTGATGAACGCCTTGACGCCACGGCCACCGCTCTCCTCGTAGTTGGTGATAAGGATGCTAGGCTTGGCCAGCTTAGCTTCCTCGCACTCCCTGAGTACCTCGATGATACCGAAGATACCGGCCCGGTCATCCCCGCCGAGCGGATCAGGGTGCTTGTTGGTCAGGACGTTACGGTTCACCACGACCTTGCACTTCTTGCGGGTCACGGTATCCATGTGAGCCACGAGCAGGATCGGACTGGCGTTGTCCTGATAGAAATAGTTATCTCCATCTGTGATGTAGTCTCCTTTCTTGAAGTAGTTCTTTTGCAGGTACTTGAATATCTGTTCGTTAGGAACCTCCAGCAGTTTGACGAACTCTTTGAGCTTGGTCATTATATTGCCTCCTCTTCTGGTTCGGCGCAGTCTTCACAGACTCCGTCCTCGTTAAGATCATCGGTGTCACACAGGACGGCGCACTCATTACACCCAGAGAAGTTGTCCTCTAGGCACGCTTGGCACACCTCGCGTCCGTCCTCAGCGATGGTCGTTATGGTGTCGTTCTCCTTGTACTCGTGGCAGATGTCACATTCTGTGACGTGATCACCCTGACAGTCTGAGCAGTAGGTGTGCCCGCTCTCGGTGTAGATGTAGTCATCGGTGTAGTCATAGCATTCTTCGCATCCGACCAACCCTTGGTTTTCTATGCAGTGTGGACACCAGCTATCACCGGAGACCGACCGTGCATCGTCGTTCGAGGTGGTCTCGCCACAATGGGCACAGTGGAAGTAGGACTCATAGAAGCACGCCTCACAGTACGAATCCCAGTCGGTGTAGTACGCGTTATCGGTGCTGACTTCATCTCCGCAACAACCACAGCTGGTGTATGACTCATAGTAACAGGACTCACAGTGGGTGCGCCCATGCTGGTCACGGTATATATCGTTCTGACCGACATGCCCATCACAACCACAGCAGATGCCGTCGCTATTGGTGTGATATGAGCAGTCAGGGCAAAGGATAGCGGAGGTGGAGATGCCGGTCTCATCACAGAAGATACAGGCGACCCGCTTGAACGGTGGCGTGGCGGCCTGTGGGTGCGAGTGCCGTTCGGAATCATGACGTAGATAGTCAGACTCCCCGCCATCGAAGTACACGCCATACGCATACGACTGGCTACACAGCCCAGCCGACCGCTTGATCCAGTGGTTGTGGAGTCCCATGGTACGGGCGATCGAACGCTCAATGACCTGACGTCCGAGCTTACGGTGGTGGTCGGTGAATGATCCGTAGCTCCGGCTGAAGATGAAGTCTAGGCCGGACTGGCCTAGGTAGACAAAGGCACGACCAGTTTTCTTGGTCGGCGTTCCGACATAACAGAGGAACGTGAAGTCATCCCTGAGATAAGACGCCACCGATGCGAAGTACTCACCACCCGGGCGCAGACAGGAGCTGAAGCCACCATCATGCGAGCAGGTCAGGATGTCACTCGGGTTGGCTGACAGGTACATGTCAATGAACGGTGACCCGAGGATTTCTCCCAGCTTCGACCAGAAGATACTTGCCCGGTACACACCCTCTTTACTGCGTGAGCCTGTCTCTTGCAGTACCCACTGGGATATTGCGCTGTCGCCATCACCGACCAAGTTCTTCAGGAAACGAGTCGCTTTGTGCTCGACTCCCTGAGAGTCGGTGATCAACGCCCGAGGCGTGGTCGTGAGCGTGAAGCCATTCTCATTCTCCAGCTGTTCGATCCAGTGCCTGAGCTGAGGGCCGAGATGATCCCGGCTGTTCTCGGGCAGGTCGACCTTGACCTTGAGTCGGAGCGTGTCCGGATTCAGACCAAGCAGGTTGGTCACACGGTGTTTGTTGTCAACGAACTCTTCAACGTGTTCCTCACACAGTTCGCCGACAGGCAGGCCACATTCCATCATTCTCTGACGGAACTCCTCGTAAATAGTCATACGATAGTCCTCCTCTATGGCTGTGAAGTTAATGTCTGGCTCCTCATCCTCGTCCACAATGGGCGGGGCCGGAGGTTCGGGTGTCTCATAAATCGTGAAGTTGTTCCATGTACCGATCTCACCATTGACAAGCTCGCCGAGTGACTGACCGGTAAGGCGGTTGGTCGACTGAACAGCTGTGTTGTAGGTCACGCTCTCAACATTGGCACGTAGCTCTGCCATGTGCTGACCGTACAGCTTGCGCCATTCGCCAAGTATGTTGAAGTTGGCTGAGTCAGCCGCCTCATCCGTGATAACAGCGGTCGCTGTATACCCACTGATCGTGTCACTGATCTCCAACTGGGTTGTGCACGCCACATCAAACGGCTCGTACCTGCGGAAGCGTACGGTATCGCTACCCCGTGGCCGGAACCCAAACCTCTCGGAGAAAGGGACATAGTCAGCGGTACTGGCTAGACCGGTACGCCACAAGCGGGATAGAAATGACATTGATCACCCCGCTTTCTCCCTGTCATGCTTCTCGCACAGGGCATCACTGACTTCTTTGAGGTGTGCCACACACTCTTCCAACCGGCCACTCATCATACTGATGGTGAAGTACGGGACGTTCAACCCTTCCGGTTCCACGCAGAATAGTATGCGTGCGGCGTAGGTGGCGAAGTCATGCAACAATTCGTTCTCTTTCTTTTTGTTCATCGTTCCTCCTTTCTGAGGAGCTAGGCTGGGTCAGCCTAGCTCTCGTATTCGGCGTCCGACAGGCAGGAGTCGGCGTCGGAGATGTAGGTACGTGCCCGGTCGATGTACTCCATGATTCTCTGGTGCGTATCGGAATCGACAGAGTTATCCAGACGCTCAACCAACTGGTTCATCTGCCACTCGGAGATTTCCTGTGCCATATACATCAGGGCACTCAGGTTGGACAGACGGAAGGTGATCTGCTCGTGCTTGGTCACGATGTTCTCCTCTTCCTCGGTCTCGGTCGAGATCACCGGGACTTTCGGTTCCTGACAACATGTGGTACGGGGCAGTGCTTCGAGGTCGATGTCCTCGGACACACCACCGGCGATGACGTGGCCACAGTCCGGGCACACTACGCTGTGGATGGTGTTGATCACAGGTTCGTTGACCTGCGTCTGCTTGGTCAGCGCGATAGTCGGCTGGCCGGACGCATCATCAAGGGACAGGGAAAAAGTGGTGTTGCCGTTAGTGAGTGTACGTTCCATTGGTAGACCTCCTTAGTCTAGGGTGATGCCGAGATCGGCACAGAGACGGTCGAGCTTCTTCTCGATCGCCAACAGTTTGGCAGAGATGATCCCTTCCATGTGGTGCATGAACGACAGCAGTTCATCACTGGACAGGGGCGGTTCGGGTACGGGTTGCGACTCCACACCGATCGGCGCAGGGTCAGGGCCAAGGATGAACAGCTTCGCTCCGTACTTACCCTTCTGTATGGAGACATGCACTTCATCCCTCTCGATCAGGACATTCAAGCGGTTCTGCACAGTGTGCGCGGCCAGCTTGTAGCCCTGCCTGTCGTGGAACTTCTTGGCCAAGTCCTTGACGGCCAGCCCTTTTGGATGAGCCTTGCCGAGCAAGTCTTTGATGGCCTCAAGCTCCATCTCGATTGCCTTTTGGACAGTCGGACTGTTGTACTGGTTGTCTCCCCTTGGCATGGGAGTCCTCCTTTCTACGGGCAACACCCGCAACAGGGTGCATCTTCGCACCGGTCAACGACACCGATCTGGTTGCCTTCGCCATCGAAGACACCGTTCGGATTCAGCAGGCTGTTGAGCTGAGCATGGCACATGTGATAGCCACACACATCACAGCCCGCACCATACTCATCGTACTCCAGAAATTCTGGAGTGATACGGTTCCCACAGCTGGGACATTCCATTGTTCTCATAGTTACTCTCCTTCCAGTCGAGCGATTACTTGGTTGAGGGAATTGAACACCATGTAGCTGACCTCACCTCCTCCAGCGAGGTAGGCTTCCAGTCTCTCATTGAACTGTTGTCCAGTCGTGGGCAACGCATACCGGATACTGTCATGCAAGTCACGCAGAGTTGCCTCTCCCATGTTGGCGATCGACCCAAGGATCAACAGGTCATTGACGTCACGCAGACGTATCGTCATTTCCATCGGGAACTGATCGTCTACCGACTTCTCTTCCTCTTCTTCTTCTTCGATCCAGTCGTCTAGATCGGGCATGATTTCACCTCCTTTCGAGCTAGGCTGAGCCAGCCTAGATATTCCGGTACGAGTCAGTCTGGAGACGCCAGTAGTCCCAGCCCCCACGCGCACCAATGTGGTCAATCGAGCCGACCGAGGTCAGCCAGTTGCCACAGCAGTCACCGTCCGCCTCGCAGATAGCACACGAGCAGGACGTTCTGTTGAAGTAGTCATACAGGGCGTTCTGGATGTCGGTCGCCCGTATGTCAGGTGGTGTGTGTTCGGTCGAGCACACCCGCACGATGATCTCACGGGTCACTCGGTCATCACCGGCCTCGTCTGCGTAGTAGTTGATGGTCTTGTTCATGATCTCCTGCATATCCACGAGGTAGCGGTCATCATCGAGGTGCTTGTAGGCAGACTTGTACTTATGCGTCAGCCTCTGGTACAGGTGTGTCGAGCGATGGCCGACCGGCTCCATCTCGACACCATCACACCCTTCACACGGGTTGTACGCCCACTTGTCCTCAACGATCTCAAGACGCCCGCAACACGGGCACTCAACAGCACTGGTCGGGTCAGCCATAAATCACCTCCGAGAAACATGCGAGTTGTAAGAAAATGTCAGCGTCCTCTGCGTCATAAGACTCATCAAACAATGAGTGCAGTCGCAGTGGGAACTGGATGGACATGGCATCGAGCGCATACTGCAAGCATTGTGCATCGATAATCACTTCACCATCCCCCTCGATCATGGTGATCTTCATGCGACCGAACATCGGGATCGTGCAGTAGCGAGGCCACTCGTGCGCCCACTTGGGTGCGCTTTCAGGCAACGGATCGATGTAGCTAATGTCCTCGATCCACGAGGACGAATAACCCTCGAACGCGCCGCACAGGATGTACGCCATCTGCTTCTCGGTCAGTTTGACCGGCACATCAACAGAAAATTCCATTAGGTGTCACCTCCTTCAAAGTAGTGGTCGAGAGACTTCAGAGCCTCTTTCGCCTGCTCGACAGTGACCGCTCCGGTTTCCAGTTCGTACGACATTTCCTCGAAGCGATCGGCTTCCATTCGGAGATCGTGCGCCGCTTCCTCCAGCTCCTCGGCCAACACGTTGAGCCTGTCGTACCGCTCCTCGAAGTCAGGCATGTGATCGATGTAGATCATCTTGTCGAGGTCGGATTTCTCATACCCAACCTCCGAGTCATACTCGATCTCCCGGCGTTCGAGGTCGAACCGCTTGGCTGTCCAGAGTGGCGGATCATCCGACTCTGTCCAATACGTGTGTGGCCCCACACTTGTGACGACCATCGTGCCGAGGCGCGGGCTGAGAAAGATCGTCCCGACCCGAACCTGTTCTGCTGTGAGTAGTGCCATTGGTTTCACCTCCCTTTCTTTCTAGGCTGAGCCAGCCTAGATACATAATCGGCGATCTCTTTCGCCGTCTCCGGTGTATTGCCGACCAACAGGCCGTTCTTCGGCGTGACGAGCGCGAGTGCGACCGCATTCATGTACGTGGTCATGTCCTCACTCAAGGAGAAGCACTCCTTACCGAAGTAATAGGCGGCAGCGTCCTGATCGACCTCATTCCAGTCATCGATGGTGTCCCAGCGGTGACCACAGCACGGACAGCACCCGCACGAGTCATACGCGGCGTACATCCCGCTGTCCTCGCAGAAGTCAATGAACGGGGCCGCGGCGATCATGGCCTGCTCGGGTGAATCGGCCTCGATGAACACAAAGACCGCGGGCGGGCGGAAGTGCCCGCCACTGTTGTTTTGCCTTACCAGAAAGATCATGATTTCACCTCCATCAGTTTGAGTTGTTCGGCCATCTTCATGCACTGCTGGACACAGTACTCGGTCGAGCGCACGACACCTCGTATGTGCGAGGCAAACTGCGGGTTGTACCCTTTCAGGCGCGGATCGGGCGCGTCGTTGTAGTGAGCGCAGTCGAAGCCGATGGTGAGCGTGCCGTCGTCATTCAGCTGGGTGTAGGTCACACCCCCATGACAGTCGATCGTGTTCTCGATCTCATAGTCACCCTCATGGTAAAGGTCGATGGCCGGATGGCCGACAGGCACAGTGACATAGCCACAACGGAAGCCCATCCCGTTGTTGACCACCTCGCATTCAAAGCCGAGGTACGGAAACTTCTTGAGTGAGTCTCGCATCAGTTATCCTCCTTCCACTCGCTGATGTCCCTGATCGATGCGCGGAGCTTGTCGAACTTGACCTGCTTCTGTACCCGAACAGAGCAGTTCTCCCCACAGCTCGGGCAATACCCGAGGTTAGCGTTGAAATACGATGCTTCGTCCTCGCACCCACACACGGTGCACTTCATGTTGTCAGCCTGCGGTTGTGCCATTGGTTTGATCCTCCTTCTCTCTAAGTTCAAGTTCTGCCTCAATGAAGTACACCGCCTGTCGGTAGAACTCCAGCACATGAGGCTCCTCGTTGCCACAGGCACACAGGTAATCCCGAGACAGAATCTTCACGAGATTACGCAGTGTCGTGGTCTTGTACGTCGTGACACCAAACATGAAGCCAATGATGTCACGCTTGAGGACAATGGTGTCCTCGTGGCGCAGTATGTCGTCATACTCAGCCATACACATCCCCTTTCTGCTAGGCTGGCTCAGCCTAGCGGTTTATTGAACCGGAACAGCGCATCATAGAGAGCTTTGAAGTCAGGAGAATCCACCCTCTTGAAAAGCTCGCGCTCCGCGCCTCCGGCTACGCCGTACATCTCGAAGAGGAACTCGTACAGCTCCTCGCTCCGCTGGACAATCTCATTCATCACGGCCTGCGGGTACTCACCCTCACCAACCGCGAGCCTGAGCTGATCCAGCTCCATCTTGGCTCTGAAATAACCGCTCATGAATCTAGGTACTCCTCTCTGGTCAGGAATATGAACCCTTCTTCGATGTCCCAAAAGGTCAGCTCAGGGTTATGCTCGCGGATGAACTGCACCGCGTCCGTCTTGGTCGGAAACCACTCGACAAACCCATCAGGCGCGAGGTGATACTCCAGCCCGTTGAGCGAGATGCCATTGATCGAGCGAGCGATGCACACATGGTCGAGCGGTGTGCCCTCGTCCTCGACCTCCTCAATCCAGTCATCGACCATATTTACTTCTCCCCTCTCAGCTTGGCGAGAGCCTCGCGGTTCTCACGGGTGACAGCGTTGAGCACGCCCTCAGTGACCTGCGGACGCACGATCTCCAGTCTAGGCCGAACCAGCCTAGTCTCGATCCCCAGACGTTCGAGACGGAGATTGATGTGCTCCATCTCTTCGGTCGACATACCGACCACAACAACCTCTACCATTTGTTATACCTCCTGTTCGGATTGATTGAGGAACGAGCAAATGCAGTTGAAGCAGAAGCATTCAATACACACCTTGCCCTTGCCCTCGTTGCGTGAACGGCCTTTGTAAATCGCGTATGCGATCTTGCGAGCAGTCCACGGTTTCGTGCTGTCGCTTGCAAATGCTATGAGTGCCGGTGTATCAAGCACACGCAATTTGTCCACGACCATCTGCGTTTCGCGTGTGTGGCGCACGTTTTCACCTCCTTCCCGTGTCGGGCTACCGCCCGACAGCATTCTGCTAGTACGTTTAGTACGTTGGCTAGTACGTTTGACCTTAAAAAATGCACCTCCCAAATATAACATGTGTTATTAACATGTCGGACTTAAGTGCCTGAAATAGCTAAGCTGGCCCAGCCTAGCATTAGTACGTTTAGTACGTTTAGTACGTGATTTCAAGAGAACGAGCCTATCTTTTTACTCTTTACCCTTATATGTTATATGACATGTGTATTATCATATAAAAACCATAGGGCGAGACGGCAACGGTTTATTGCTCAGTTTGAAAAACGTACTATTCATACTATTTATACTAAAAGTATTATTATTATTATTATAGACCCCTAGTGGTTTCGCATAGTTAGCCCATTGGTGTGTATAACACATGTTATAGTTTCGGATTATTTTAATACATACTAAACGTACTAAAAGCACAGGATGTCGTACTAAACGCTCTATGGTATGTTATAAAAATATAACATATCGAACGTAAGTTCCTGATATTCCTACTATAACATCTGCTATACAGCTAGGCTGGCTCAGCCTAGCAAATTTTAAGCACGACAAAAGCCCCTAGCTCGAAAGCTAGGGGCTTAGTCCTGAATAGCAGGGGCGCATGTTTAATTAACCGTTGGATGCCATTTTCATGAACTGCTGAAACATCTTAACCATGGCCGGATCGATTTCCGGCTCCTCGGTGGTGTGTTCGACAACCCGCGATACCCGCGTGGTCACCGGAACGTCATCGCCGTGGACTTCGACATGCAGGTTGGTGGTCGAGAACAGGTCACGGATGATGTCGAGGACATCATCGACCTCAAAAGCCTTGCCTTCGTGACGCGCCTTAACCAAAGACGGGCGGATACGCTCGAAATTGATCTGCAAAGCCTTCTGATTGTCCAGACGCTCAAGGATAACGGACAGGTCAGTGTTATTCTTGATCGTGTCATCCTTCTTGAGCTGTGCCAGAGTCAAGCCATGCGATTTTTTCGCACGCTCAAGCAAAGCATCAGAGAAGTTGTGGCCTTTATCCTTCTTGGCCATCGGGTTGCCATCGCGATCCACTGCGATAGCGCGGATCGGACGGCCTTCGTTGGTCTTGCCAACGATCTCGATCTCGAAGCGAGCGGAAATCTTGCTTGCCCACAGCTTGTATGCGGAAGCATCCTTGCTGTTGTGATCGGAAATCGCCTTGGACTGACCAACGTCCTTCGGCCAATCAGAGTCCTTGCCACGGAACGACTTGGCTTGCAGATCGAGGAACGTATAGTTCTTGCCTACCATCCAGTTCGCGCACTCTTTGCACGCATCATCGATGGTTACGTCCAGATCGGTGGACTTCTTGTCTAGTGCCAACCATGTGGAACGAACAGAATTAAAAGTAATAGCCATTAGTCTATCTCCTTATGAGCTAAGCTGACTCAGCCTAGCTAGTCTGTTGCGCCCCTGCTATTCAGTTATCAATGATCGTATGAAAAGACTAACACATATTGCATCAGATGTCAAGCGTTATGTCTCATCATTTGATAACCATTATAGCATAACGTATGTAATAAGTCAAACTGACGCTAGGCTGAGCCAGCCTAGATAACCCCCCAATGGGGGGTATTTTGCGCACCGTGGGGGTTTGTGGGGGAGGTACGCCCATACGTCACACGAAAATCCTTGAAAAGGTGTATGGCACCGCACGGCCCAACGTTCCTGACTGATTTTCCAGCTTGACATCAGCTGTTACAGCATCTAAGATTCGCGTATGGAACTGTTCGCCGACGATATAGCCTTCGAGGCTTCCGACGCCCTAGCGGGGCTTGATGATTACCTGAACGAGGATTTCGATGAGGTTGCGGAGGTTGCGCATTCTGCGCTCGGCGTCTCGCCTGTTCGCGCTCCCGGGTGTCCGATGTGGCCGCAGGCGCTGGTTGTCGACATCGCCCTTGGGATCGACCCGCGCTCCGATATAGAGGAACGATATAACCTGAAGCCGGAGCAGTTGGACTTCCTGTTGGAGAACCGGGCATTCCGGATTGATCTGGCCCGTATTCGCAAGGAGATTGCGGAGAACGGGCTTTCGTTTAAGCGCAAGGCGGCGACGCAGGCGGAGATGTACCTGCTTGATATGGACAGGATCATGGCCGATCCGGATACGCCGCCGGGAATAAAGAAGGACATCTTCGTACAGATGGCGCGGCTCGGCGAGCTGGAGCCAAAAACTGCGAAGGATGGCGAGATCACCGCTGGTGGTCTGGCGTTTAATATCCAGATCAACATGTAACCGGGCACCGCCCGTTAAAACGAGTGGCCAATCACGGCCTACCCTGAAAAGGAGAGCATCATGAGAGAAAACCTGAGAACCATGCTGGAGAAACTTCCACCCGTCCTGCGCAAGCTGCGCACCTCCCTCGCTTCCCTGTATTGGACTGTGACCACGTCCGCCACGCCTGCCTCCGGCAGCTGCGCTGTGCAGTTCGTGTTCAAGGACGAGAACGGGATGCCCATGACAGCCCCTGTCTCCGGGCTGCTCTACCTCAGCGAATCTGCTGACGGCACAACTCAAGACCTTGCCGATACCAGCCTTGCCGTCCTGACCAACGGCGCACTGACCAACGTCGGTGGAGCTGGGCCGAGCCTGTTCACCACCACGGCGACAGGCTTGCTGGGATTGACAATCACCGCAGCTGCGGACGACTACTATGTTGTCTTCGTGCAGCCCAACGGTGAGCTGTTGATCTCCGACGTCTGCACTGTCAACGCGTAAATAGGCTAGGGGGTGGGTTCGCCCACCCCCGCAGCTCAGAGATGTAAGGAACCACAGATGTCCCAGCCATGCGAGCAAGCCGAGATTATTGTAGCCCTTGAAAAAAGTCAGCATGAACAGAGCAAGAAGATCGATGCGATCCTCGAAACCCTGAGAACGCAGACCGAGACCTTCAATAGCTCGATCAAGGAGCTGACGCAGGTGCTGTTACAGAATGCACGGCATGGCGAGGTCTTGCTCCAGTTAAAAAAGGAGAACGACCTGATCTTCAATTCCTTGCGGGATGTGAAGACGGACGTGCAGGCAATCAAGGAACGGAACGCGAAGTGCGATGGCGCGGGGATATTTGAGAACTTCCCGAAAATCTGGGACTGGTATACCGCGCACAGGAAGTCTGACGTCGACATCGACAAGATGTGGAAGTGGTACCTTGGCGAGCTGGGCTGGAGACGGTTCCTGCCTGCGGTACTGGCCGTCATCTCCACGGTGATGGCGATCTATATCTCATTACACCAGATCAACACTCATGATCACGGTATTGCGTTGAGTAAAGACCCACGCGGTGCCATCAAACAGGACGTCGGGGTCGACGTCCGGAATACTCACTGAAGGAGAGAACCATGGCCAGAGTATACGGTAGAGCTTCTGCCAGCCTGACAGCGCAGAACACCTTCACGGATCACATCCACCCGGCGGACAAGCCGAACAAAGGTGGCCTGCTCAACCTGTCCATCACCGGACTGGCTGACTCGACGGTCACCTTGCAGCGCACGTTTGATGGCGGAGCCAACTGGGCGGACGTGGTGCAGTATACGGTCTCCGACGCTGTCAACAACAGCGTACAGAAAGTGATCGAGGCCGGGAACGAAGGCGCAGAAGGTTACCGGGTCGGTATCAAAACCGGTGACTACGGCACTGATACGGTTGTCTGCCGCCTGAGCCACTAGGAGGTCGTTATGATACGATCTCCGATAAGAGACGGCCTGCCACGCGACATAGTCCGGGGTTTGTTCGGGGCTGGCGGAGCTGCGCCTGCGCCGCCGCCTGATCCATCACTATACTTCTCCGATGCCTTCAACAATACAACCGGTGCGCATATAACTGTCGCAGAGGGAACATGGTCTCCTACTGTCGGCCCAGCGACTGGCGGGTATACCGACAAGGTAGATTTAGGTGCTGGTACCGATGCCATCTTCCGGGTGAATTATGTCCTCGATCGGTTAGAGCTGAACTCCCCCAGCGGTACAGACTCCGCGTACATACAATACCTATTCGGTGAAACGCTGAACCTATTAGGATTGGATTGGAAGTGGCAGGCCAGTTATTACCCCACATCTGGATATGGTAATGGCGGCAATAGGTGCCACATGAACTGGACTATCGGGATTAATGGGACTTTATCTACAACTCAAGTAGAGTGCGTACATCCCGGCGGCAACACGGTTGTAACTTGCCCAGCAACAACATCCGGAGTATTATCCAACAGACAGGTAACTTGGGATGGCGCTAATATTCGGTACTACGTCAGCGATACCTTGGTCTTTACGTTCCCACATACTACGGCCATTAATCTTAGCTATATTTATTTCAGTGGGACAACATTCGGTACGGTAAGACCGGCGTGGGACGAGATGACCTTGTGGATAAATGGGTTGAGACCATAGGAGTAAGCCATGTCACAAGCAGGCAGATGGCCAATTACGATACGCAAAGGCGAGGACTTCAGTCTGGAGTTCTGGGTCGAGATCGACGATGTCGTCCTCGATCTGACCGGGGCGTCTGTCTACGGGCAGATCAGAAAGCTGCGCAACCGGGAGACCGACTTGATATTGGACTTCACGGTGACGGTTGATGGTGTGGCTGTGACCAATCCGGCCCCGACCGATAACGTCATCAAACTCACTTTGACCGATGTCCAGACCGCGGCGATCGATGATGATGAGACCAGCGGGTACTACGACGTTCTAGTCGTCGGCTCCGGCGGTGAGGACATCTACTACCTAGAAGGGCCGGTTACGATCCTTGACTCGGTAACGGTGAAGCCATGACCCAGAAGATAGTCGTCAAGATTAAAGAACGCGGGCCGCAGGGGATCGAGGGGCCACCGGGTGCAGCGGGCGGGAGCTTTCTCGACCTGTCTGATACTCCTGTATCGTATGCCGGTGCGGCTGGCTACGGCGTTCAGGTCACCGCAGGTGAGGACGGGCTGGAGTTTACTGCCCACGCCCCCGGCTCGGGGGATATGACGGCGGCAGTCTACGATCCAACTACTATCGCAGCTGATGTCTTCGACATGGACAACATGGTGCAGGGGTTGACGAACTTCTTCCTCAATGCAACCGAGTATGGCAACCTACACGCCCCCAATAGTGACGACCAAGACCTGAGTGGTCTGGTGCCGTACACCGGCGCGACCGGAGACGTTAGTCTAGGCGTACACAGCATCGCAGCGGCCAACCTGTCCGGCAACAACACCGGTGATCAGGTTGCTAGTGATTTCAACCACGACGATCTGGCAAGCATCAGCGGTGGGGGGCCAGCCGACTACCAACACCTGACGACCGTGCAGCTGGGCAACATCCACGCCCCGGGTAGCGACGATCAGGTGGCCAGCGACTTTAACCACGACGACCTGTCGGCTCTCACTGGCTCAGGGCCGGAGTACGGCCATGTTAATGCTGTCGAGCTGGCAGCGATCACTCATGCTAACCGGTCGAACCTCGACTCGATTGATCAGGATTTGGCAAAGGCCGATAACGTCGTATTCAATAGCGTCAATATTGGCAGCGAATTGACCGGGGTTATTATTACTGGTATCGATGGTGAGCTTAGCTTTACCCCAACCGACCCGACAGGCGTTACTACCATATATTTCTTTGATAATTCTGACGTAGGCCGGGAAGCTGTAGGGGAGTTCAGTTGGAGTGGGGATGACCTTTACTTCCTTGCTTATGCGAGCGGCGGTAGGACGCCAGACCTCATCCTCTGGCCGCAAGGTGACAACGTACAGATCAACGCCAATCTCATTCCTGTCGGTCTTGCAAAGGATATCGGTGTGTCGGGCGGGACGACGTGGGATAACCTGTACCTCGACGAATCAGTCAATGCGGCCCAGATGAATTTTGACCTGACCGCAGGCATCACCGTGACCCAAGGCCAACTGGCATGGAACGCGGACGAGGAGACCCTCGACCTTGGCCAGAACGGTGCCGTCCTCCAGATCGGACAGGAAATTCACTACCATGTCCGTAATAACAGCGGGGCACAGATCGACGATGGCACACCGGTCATGGCGACCGGGACGATCGGAGCCTCCGGGCGGATCACGATCGCACCGATGGACGCGACCGACCATGCCAACGAGCGGTACTTCCTCGGCATCACTACCGAGGATATTGCCAACGATACGGACGGCAAGGTCTCCGAGTTTGGTAAGGTACGCGGCCTCGATACGACCGGTGCGTTGTCATTCGGCGGGCTGGAAACGTGGAATGATGGAGATATCCTGTACCTTGATCCGGCGAATGTTGGCTACCTGACCAACGTCGAGCCGACCGGCCTCGATATAAATATGCCGGTGGCTTTTGTTATCCTTGCCCATACTAACGGAACTATATTTGTCCGGGCGACCCACACAGACCTGAACCACTATGTCACCCGGGATCAGCAGCAGCTGACACTCGACCCGACCGGCTGGGTGGACAACACGGCGATTCAAGTTGACTACGACGAGATCACCCGGACGATCACACTGACCGGTGATCTGCGCTACTACTGGCGCGGGGTGCTCAAGGAGCTGACTTCCCCGTGGACATCCAGTGCGCACAGCGCCACGACCGACCAGACATACTTCCTCTACACTACGGATGGCGAGACCTTCAGCTGGAGCACCACAGTCTGGGACTTCGATATGATGATGGTCGCCTTCGCCTATTACGGTGCGACCCATCAGTACGGCGTCCGTGAAGTTCATGGCCTGATGCCGTGGCAGACCCACCGCGAGTTCCATGCCCGTCAAGGAACATACAAGGTGTCTGGTGGTACGCTGTCCGGCTACACGCTGTCCTCGACGACTGCCGCCGACCGGCGACCGACTGTCTCGGCGACGGTGTTGAATGACGAAGACATCTACACGACACTGCCCGAGTGGGATGTGGACATTCTCGGCGCGACTCAGTTTTACCTGAGCGGGGCCGGGGGTGCCTCAAACTTTGCCACTGGGGCTACAGACATTGTGCCGCTCTCCGGCAACCAGCCATACTGGAATGAGTTTACTGGCGGGACGTGGCAACAGACCCTGCTCTCAAACAACCAATACATGGCCGTCTGGCTGGTGGGTGTGCCAGTTACTGAGGACTCCATCTCGCAGGGCTACCGGTACTGGTGGGTGCAGGGGCAGTCAGCTGATAGCACCTTGTCCGCTATCCAAGCCCGTTCGCCACTTGACTTGAATCTCGGGGCCGTGCCGACAATCACGCCTGAGTTCACTTTCCTTTCCAAAGTCATCCTGCGCTATACCGCAGGTAACTGGCAGCTGATTCAAGTCGATGTACTCAGTGGCTCGCGGGCACAGGTAACCTCCGGGGCATCTGGTAACTACCTGTCGATTGTGTCTACCGATACGACCTTGACAGGTACAGGCACCGGTGGTGACCCACTAAGTGTGGCGAATGATGGCCATACCCATGATACCCAGTATATCCCGGGGCCGGGTACGGTCACGGATAACGCCGTTGTCAGGTTTGATGGCGTGACTGGACTGATAATCCAAGAGTCGTTGGTGACGATCACCGATGCGGGTGCGATCTCTGCCACCAATCTTGTCCTTTCCGGCAACTGGACGCACAGCAACGGCTATATCCATGCCAACGGTGATGTGGCCGGGAGTAGTTTTTACGCAACTAACAAGGCGCATTTCCGAGGTGGCATCGATAACGATACTGGGGCGTTTATCCAGTGCTATCGTGCCTTTCAGTGCGAGAGCGTCTCAGACTATGTGACCCTCAAGGTGATCGGTGATAGTGGTCAGTCGGCAGACTTGGTGCAGGTGCTGAACAGCGGCCTGTCCGAGATGTTCGTCGTTGACAATGTGGGTAATGTAGAAGTAGCTGGTGGGGTTACGACAGGTGATGATATTACCCTTCCGGCCTCTGGGGAGGTTAAGACATTATCTGGCAGTCTTACTATCCGATCCGCTGATGATTTATTGCTTGGTGGAGATGGAAGCCTTCGGTGGTTCATAAACAATACCGGGCTGTTCCCACTTAACAGTAGTTACAATCTAGGCAGTCAAACTTATCCTCTTAACAGCATCACCGCAGATGGTGATATAGCTGCTAACAACATGCTGTTAGCGGGCTACCTTAACTGTAAAGGTCTCACGGATGAGCTGACAGCGACAGCCGGGAATACCTTCGCAGCTGGGGATGTTGGCATCATGGTGGCCGCAGGCACGATCACATTGGCCGACGCCGACGCAGAGGCGACGACCAAGGGGATGCTAGTCATGGCAACCGAGGCGATCTCTGGCGGCGCGGCAGGCACCTTCCTGCTGATGGGTAAAGTGACCGGCTTGACCGGCCTGACCCAAGGCTCCACATACTATGTCAGCCCAACAACGGGCGAGATCACTGCGACACCGCCTAGCGGTGGCCAGTTCCTGCGCGTGGTCGGCCATGCGACATCGACCACCGAGTTCATGTTCAACCCGTCGCAGACATGGATCGAAACAACATGACCACACTGACAAAAACGAGACCACTGGCTAAGGGCGTAGGGCTGAGTATTTGCTTGGGCTTACTCTACTACATCCTACTCCATACAAATCCAGCTAACGCTTTGACCGGCGTTATACCGGATATTGCTCTACTTAAATTACGGATGGCTGACCTACTCAAGCCATTCGTCATGGTTTGTCCGGGGCTGGCATTTACGATTCCGATCGCATCGTATATGCACAATGTCGATACAGGGCGTATAGCCTTTGGCGCATATAGCATCATGCCGTTCGCGTCCGCTGGTTTGTTGTATGCGACCTACAAGGCATCTCAGCTACTCGGGCGTGGCCTTCTGAAAGACGTCGTTATCAATGGGGTCGCTGGTATCCTTATGGGCATCATCGTCTCTGTCAACATCACAATGATTAGTAATGCTCACGAGCTATTGAAGATCGCCGTCAGTCTCAAGTGCATGAAGATCGCACTGGTCTTTATCGCAGGGACATTAATACTGAACGCTATTGAAGGGATGAAAAAATGAGAAAATTGAATTGGTTTTTGCTTGGGCTACTGGTATCTTTTGCGCTCTGCGCACCTTCGTACGGGTTTGAGATCGGTGATTTCAAATTCAAGAACAGGCTGGAGCTGTACCATGTCGACACTGACAGCGGCAATTACGACAAGCAGCTGATCCACGACATCAAGGTGTCAAAGAAGGACTTCCCGATCTACCTCCAGAACCGGTATCAGGTCGACTACGATTCTGATCTGGACGAGAAGTATTACTTCAAGACCACCGTGGGGTTCGAGATATTCAAGTGGATGGATGTCCGGCTCCAGCGGCAGGATTACAGCTACAAGAAATCGGACGAGACAGTATACAGGGCAGGTATCGGACTGGAGTTCTGATGGAAGCAGTGCTTCTCAATAGCGGGGGGATCGATACATTGGCTTCGATCGTGGCTATGAAAGAGGCCGATTCCGAGCTTGTCCTCCACAGCTTGACTGTCTGGATTGGGCAGAAGAACTTCGGCCCTGCCCACCGGGCAGCGCAGGAGATCGCTGGGAAGCACTGCGTGACGACTGACCTGATGCTGCTCGGAGATTTTGCCTTCAAGGAAAACGGTGCCTTCAAGATACCCTACCGCATGGTGCTGTTCCACATGGCAGCAGCCATAAAGGCACGGCACTATGGGGTGGAGTACATCATTTCCGGCATCGACGATGGCTTCTCTGAGAACTTCGGTCGCAAGGTAACTGACATGCTGACCGAAGAAAGTCGCGCTCCCTACGCGCCCGTAGTTATCTGCCCAGTCCGTAAGCTCAGCCGTGGCGAGCGAATCTTCCTTGCCAAGAAAGACCCATTGTTTCCGATCACCGTCTCCTGCGAGGAGGCGGAACCGTGTTGTGTCTGCCAGAAGTGCCTTGACCGTAGAGCAGCGGGGATTGCCTGATGCCTGAACTCGTCAATCTAAGAACGCGATTCACCAAAACCCATGACAATGGGGATGGTACGCGTACGATCGAGGCTTCCGCAGCCCCCATCCATTACGATGATGGACAGGGTGGAATGGCGGAAATCACCCGGGAGTTTGTGCCATCTGATCGTCCGGGCTACGACTGGATGAGCGGTGACAACGACTTCAGGATGCACTTCAAGGAGAACCTGAACCAAGCGGACTCCATGCTGTTCATTCGTGGCGGGATCGAGGTTGCGTCGCGCCCGAAGGGAGTGGTGCTGCATCGATCTGACACTGGAGCACACACCGTACTCGGTACTCCCAGTAACACCACATGTGTTGTTGACGGCAAAAACATCACGTTCTTTGGTTTGTATCCGCACTGTCAGGTACGCTACCAGAACCTCGGCGATGGGGTAAAAGAGTTCATCAGGATGACCAGCTTCGCTGGTATCCCTGATCCTATGGACTACGGCATTGACCCGGAGGTTGTACGGGTTGGGTTTGTGACTGAACTGAACCCATCTGGTCACGATAGTATGGATGACGGAGCTGACGGCTCGATCGTCGAGAACACTGACTACGATCAGATTAGCTTCAAGAAGGGTGACGTCAGGCCGATATTTATACCAGTCCTCGCGGCATGGTCTGAGGCATGGGACAAGGCAAGACCGAGAACAGTAACCAAGCGAATGAAGATGATTGGCGGTAAGCCGCATCTGATCCACGGCCTAAAGTACGCTGACCTTGTCGCTCGATCCCTGCCGTATATTATCGACGCATCATTTGTCGGGTACCCGGCAGTTGCTGCGGATGATGGGAGTAGCACCACCATAAACGAATTTTTTAGTGCTAGCGCAATCCACTATATGGGGCGTGACACTCCATCGAAGACAGCAGACTATTCAGAAGAATGCTTCTTTCGTTTCCCTAACGTCACTGTCCCGCAGGGGTCAACAGTATCGGCTGCTTCATTTAATGTTTCGCTAAGCGGTCGGGTCGGGACTGCACAGAACTGCCGTCTGTACTTGAATGATGCGGACGACGCAACAGCACCAACATCACGTGCGACCCATGTAGCGAAAACCAGAACTACTGCGTACACAGCATTTACAGTAGGCGGGGTATCTGCAACCGGTTATCGAAGCATATCCGCGCTTTCTCCAGTACAAGAAGTAGTTAATAGAGCCGGGTGGAGCAGCGGCAACGCGATGATGGTGCTGTCTGACTACTATGGTACGACTACTATTGGGTATGATGTTTGGCGGTCAGTAGAGTACACCGGTACGGATAATGACCCGTACCTGTCGATTACCTACACCGAACCGGCCAGCAATCTATCAGTCAACGACGTCAGCCTTGACCCGAACGCCACCTCGGCGACGATCTACGGCCCGCTGACCGCCAATGACCCGACTGTCGCCGTCTCGGTGACGAGCGCGACACTTCAGCCAGTTGGTGGAGACCTGACAGCGAACGATGTCACGGTATCTCCCAGCTCTACGGCAGCTATTATTTACGGCCCGTTGGCAGCTAACGATGTAACGGTCGGTATTACAACCACCCCGGCGACTATCGCGTTCTTCGAGTTTTTCGTACAGGACGTGACAGTAGACGTTACTGTCACCCCGGCGACCATCACTCTGACCGCCGGGAACCTGACGGCCAACGACGTTACAGTTGCTACCGATGTCACCTCTGCAACTATCGCGCTGACTGCTGGAAACCTGACGGCCAACGACGTTACTGTCGATACGATCGTAACCCCGGCGACCATCGCGCTGACCGCCGGGAACCTGACCGCAAACGACGTAACGGTGGCTATTGACGTGACCTCGGCGACCATCGCGTTGACCGCTGGGAACCTGTCGGTGGCTGATATAACACTTGACATAAATACCACTCCTGCCACATTATCACTATTGTCAGTGAGCTGGACTGGAACGATAAATGGGACGACCAATCCGACTTCGGTCGATGGGGTATCCGTCACAGAGATCGTGAGAATAAACGGAGTCTGATATGCCGACAGTTGAACAAGTAGCTGGATCGCTAGTCGTCAAAGTTAAAGCAGTCGGCCCGCAAGGTGCTGCTGACCAGCTCCAGAAGACCGAGATCGTCAATATCATAGACGATCATACCCTTGAGCTGACGGATGCCGGTAAGATGATCCGGCTCTCCGCAGCGGTCACACGCACAGTGACCATCCCGCCGAACTCAGATGTCCCTTTCGAGGTCGGTACAGTCATAACATTTGAACAGGCTCTAACGGGCCGACTTGCTATAGCGGCAGGCGCAGGCGTTACGCTGAACAGCTTCAGCGGGGCGACCAACCTGCTAGGACAGTATGCTGTGGCCGGAATCACGCAAGTTGCTGCGGATGTCTGGTCTCTCTACGGAAACATCACATAAAGGAGTAACACCATGGCCGTAAACGACGCGTATTTCAACGACAATGTGCTGGATGCCCTTCTCAACTACATCAACGGCACCTCCCCAGCTGCCACGATGAAGTTGTACCTGTGCAACACGGTTGTTGCAAACAACGCAACCGACGCCACAGTCGATGCCGCTGCACTGGCACCGTCCGTCACCCCGACCTTCCAAGCAATCGCCGCTGGCACCCCCTCGGGCCGCGAGCTGGAGATCGATACGAAGGACTTCGCGGTCGACACCAACGGTACCGCCAACTGCTTCGTCATCACCGACAGCACCAATGTTGTCTACGTTCAGGAGCTGGCTGCAACACAGGCCGTGACTTCTGGCCAGACATGGACTCTCCCGGCAGTTACGATCACCATACCTGAGTACGACGCAGCGTAAGGTGTGTTCAATAACCCGGGTGTCGTAGCGGCAAGGCAGACACTCTATCTGGATGTGTCTGACCTGATACTGGGTACGGTTGTAACTGGCGTTGGCCTCGAAGGGACGTTTGAAATCAATGACGTACTCATCGCTACGGCTGCGTCTATAGCAGACCTCGTGTGGACAGGCGGTAACCTGTACGCCAACGACGTTGGTATGCAGGTAGCTGTGTCTCCTGCCGATGCAGTCCTAACAGGCGGTCTCCTCCAAGTTAGTGACGTCGATGTCGCCACAGCGGTGACGTCTGCGGATGCGACATGGACAGGCGGCGACCTGTATGCGGTGAGCTTCGCGCTCGACATGACTATCGACCCGGCCACTATCGTGTGGACAGGTGGCGATCTGTACGCCAATGATGTGGCTGTGCAGTTGATGTCTACGGCGGTGGGCATAGCGGGCGTTCTAGAAACTAATAACGTTGCGCTGGCCTTAGCCGTTACCTCTGCGGCTCTTTCGTACCCGCTTCTGACAGTCAGTGATGTTGCTGTGGCGGTTGCCGCCACTTCTGCGGATGCAATACTGACCGCTGGTGATCTTACAGTGCAGGATGTTGCTGTGGCAGTCGCTGCCACTTCTGCGGATGCGGTACTGACCGCCGGTGATCTGACAGTACAGGATGTCGTGGTAGCAGGAGTAGCGACTTCAGCTACCCTTGAAACACTTGTAGGTGATTTGACCGTCAATGACGTAACAGTGGCTACCAGCGCGTCCTCGGCGGCGTTGTTCGTCTTTGCCCTCCAAGTCAATGATGTTACTGTCGGCCCAGAGCCGACGTCTGTAGGCGCTTATAATGCGGACGTACCTTCACTACATCACCTGAATAACACGCTAGGCTTGTCGGCTATCGATCCAGCCAATGACTGGGTGTTCTCTGGCACTAATCTGACAGAGGTTACGACCGGACAGCATGGACTCGCTGCTAGTGTGATAGGTAATCCTGTCCCATACGCCAATTTACTGGGTGGCGGCGTATCGCCTTCGACAGAAGATGTGACTATAGAAGGATTCCTTAAGCTCACGGACTACACGTCTACCTCTACGGAGTTCGTGCTGGAGGCGTATGACAGTGCAGATTTTGGCGGTACATTAGGATGGAGATTTTACATATACCGATTTTCTGGTCGGATATACTTCTATCAGGCAGTTTACCATCCCGGCGGTACTCACCTTAGCTATAGATTTATAACTGACCCGGGTGCGACCTATGGGCCGATCCATTTTGCCACAGTCTTCAATGTGACAGCAGGCAAGATAGAGATGTTTATAGACGGCGTACGCTCAACGAACGGAGAGGTACTCTCTCCCGGCACAGCCCGTGATATGCTACGTCTTACTACCACGCTCACTACTGTCGACACGACTTGTAGACGGTTCTTGGATGAGGTTAGGGTATCCCGTGCCGCACTATACACTGGCTCTACTTACACGGTACCGACAGCTGAGTTCGAGCCTATTGATGATACCTTGCCGGTATTTGCAGATGTGACGCTTTCACCTACAGTGACTTCCTCAGACCTCTTCCTGACATACGGCTTGCAGGTAAATGACGTCACTGTCGGCCCACAACCAACACCGGTAACCCCATACCCGCATGTGTTCCCAGTTAATGATGTGACCTTGCAAGTTAATTCATCTAACGTATGGATCAACGATGATGGTGATGTAGCTTACGGGTCTCTCCCGACCGGTGCTACACCAGATACTATCTCGTCGTTATATGCTTGGTGGGATTTTTCTGATATGTCTACTGTGTATCAGGACACCGCTGGGACAACCCCAGTAGTCGGGTCGGGTCAGATAGCTCGTCGCGTCAACGACAAATCTGGGAACAATAGATATGTGACACAGTCAGGCTCCACCCTTCGGTGGTACTCGAATTTACAAAACTCACTCGGTGGTGTTTTTGGTAATGGCACTACTTTTGGCATGAACTTAAATAACCTAAATGCTGGTTTGCCAAACTCTGAGTACCGGTGGGTGTGTATCTTCGTCGGCGACCTTAATGACACATACCTCCCAACTATGAATACGATGTTCTCTGTTCGCAGGATAATAGCAAGCACAGGATATAATACAAGATGGCCCACCTACGGAGTCATCCCTGCATTCCGTGTGGGTGATTTTTACTACCCTGCGCCGAACTCAGGAGGCTCATCTGACATTGACGTGGCTGACGACACCTACTTTATCATGGCTTCCCAAGGGGTCATGAGTTCGAATGATGGCGTGCGGCGGCTTCCGAAATGGTGGCTGGCAGACGGTTCTCAGGTATTGCGTAGGTCTGCTGCATTCGCAACAACAGGCAGTGACCTTGGTGCTGGTGAGATAGTCGCCTATGTAGGCGGTGTAACGAAACTGGAGATCGCGGTCTTCACTAACCCGACTGATGCAGAGGTGCTGTCCGTCATCAACTACCTACAAGCGAAATGGAATCTATAATGGGCGATCTGACAAAAAATATCAGCAGACATGAACTGGCCTGCAACTGCGGATGCGGGCTTGACTCGATGGACTTCGAGACCATCCGTCTCGTACAGGACACCTGTGATTACTTTGCAATCAAGACCGGTAAGGTCAAGGTGACCTTGATAATCAACAGCGCGGCGCGGTGCTTCGAGTACAATCGCAAGCCGGTGTCCGAAGGTGGGCCGGGATCGAACGATGCCAGCCAGCACCCAAGGTGTAGGGCGCTGGACTTCAAGATACTTGATGTATCACCTGATGAGGTGTATGATTACCTCACCAAGAGATACCCGGGTAAATACGGGTTCGGCAAGTACGATACCTTCACTCATGCTGATACCCGCACCAACGGCCCAGCGAGGTGGTAACATGCTAGGATGGCTAGGCGGATTGTTTGGGATAGTGGACGCATCTAAGTCGGCATCGACTCTGGCGAAAGATGTATCCAAGGGCGTCGACATGCTCATCTATACGGATGAGGAGAAGGCGATCGCCAAAGAGAAAGCGTTCAACGCATGGTTGAAGATGGTCGAAATACAGAAGGACTCCGAGACGTACCGGTCAATCACCCGGCGAATCTTGGCGGTTGGTATCATCTTCAACTTACTGGCCTTGATCTGGCTATGCGTAGGTGCCGAGCTTGCCGCCGTGTTTGGGTGGTTCGAGTCGGTGACGCAACCTGTCGGCCAGCCGTTTACCCCTATCACCACCGTAATCATCCAGATTGCGAATGTGTATCAGCTGGGCTGGGTGTTCTGCACGATCATAGTTTTCTATTTCGGGCCACATCTGATCCAGTTCTTCTCGAAAGGAAAGTGACCATGAAATATCTTGAATCGATCAAAGCATGGTATGTAGGTCTCACCACATTCAAAAAGGTCGCACTGTGGATAGCTGTCGGCCTGTTGCTGTTTGGCATTCTCGTCGGGCTGACTAACTGATGAAACCCCAAGTGCAGCGCACCATAGAGCACACACCCAAAGATACCGGCGGTGATATTTACCAGTTCGCCGCCGACTATCCGGGTGTTATGGTATCTCTGTGCGGAGCCATGCTCATCGTAATCTGGTTCTTTATTAGGAAGAAGTGATGGCTGAAGGCGGACGAGTATATAACGCATCAGCGACCGTTAAGAAGTTCATGCGGTCAGACGCGTTTTTCCGTGCGATCATGGGGCCGATCGGTTCTGGTAAATCCGTTGCATGTGTGATCGAGATCATACGTCGTTGCAAAGAGATGCTACCCGGCCCGGACGGCTTGCGCCGCAGCCGGTGGGTTATCGTCCGTAATACCGCTGCCCAGCTTAAAGACACAACATTCAAGACGTGGTCTGAATGGGTGCCTGCTGGCCCCGCTGGTAAGTGGAAAGAATCAGAGAAAACCTTTTATCTTGAGTTTGGTGATGTGCGTGCCGAAATCCTGTTCCGCCCCCTCGACTCCGCGGAAGACGTGCAGCGTGTTCTCTCGCTGGAGTTGACCGGCGCGTGGGTCAACGAGGCGCGAGAGATTCCAAAAGAGATTGTCTCCGCGCTTCAGGGCCGTCTGCGCCGCTACCCATCATACGATAAGGACAAGTACTGGTCTGGCCTGATCGCCGATACCAACCCGCCAGAGATCGACAGCTACTGGTTCAAGGTCTTTGAGGGTGCCCCAATCGATGAAGATGATCCAGATAGCGTTGTAGTCTGTGATGCGTTCCAGCAGCCATCCGGACTTTCGCCTGACGCGGAAAACATCGAGAACCTGCACCCCAGCTACTACCAAGACCTCGCCAAGGGCGAAACCAAGGAGTGGGTCGATACCTACGTCCACGGCATGTATAGCCCGTCGCTGTCCGGAACTCCTGTCTATCGCAAGACTTTCAAGATGGACAAGCATATCAGCTCTGTTACACTCGAAGTGAACGGGATGCTGCCGGTCATCATTGGTATGGACTTTGGGCGTACGCCTGCTGCCGTGTTGAAACAGATGACCCCTGATGGACGCATCCGCACGTTTGCGGAGGTCGTGACATTCGGGATGGGTCTGGAAAATTTCATCATACGGCACCTGCGTCCGGTGTTACGGAACCGGTGTCCCGGCCTGCCATATATTATTATCGGTGACCCATCTGGTGTCTCCAAGGACGACACGGGCGAACTGAACTGCTTCAAGGTACTCAAGCGGTTCTTCCCGCGAGATGAGGGGCATATCGTCAAGCCTGCCCATACGAACGATCCAGATGCACGTATCCGTGCGACCGAAAAAACATTCATTCATTATCCTGACGGTGAGCCGATGCACCTGATTGATCCCAGCTGCAAGTGGCTGATCGAGGCATACCGTAGCAAGTATAGGTACCAGAACCAGAAGCACAAAGAGATGGGGCATCGAGACAAGCCAGACAAAAACAACTGGTCGCATGTGGCCGAAGCCGGTCAGTATGGCGATCTATTTCTTATGGGTGGCAAGTACGATGCTTCAGAGTATATGATTGTTGACCAAGTTGGGTTCAACCCACTTTCAAGTGCAGTCTTTCAACGACGCGAAGTTCCTGTAGCGGGGTATTAAAATGGCAGACCTAAAACTCGAATTGAACATGGAATACGCCGAGATGATGGGCGTGACTATGAGGGGGAAATTAGATCAGTTCATCGCTGATCGAGCTGGGCTGGAGCAGCAGTGGTTGAAGAACCTGCGCCAGTATCGCGGCCTGTATGACCCCGAATATCTGAAGCTGTTGGCGAATGACAAGTCGCGTCGCTACCCCCGGGATACCCGCACCAAGGTCAAAGCGTTCGTCGCCAAGATGATGGAGATGATGTTCCCAGCCAGCGAGGATAACTGGGACTTGACCATCTCGCCGATCCCGTCGATCCAGAAGAAAGACCTTGAAGCCGTCATCGCTGCCCTGACTGCGCAGGAGATGCTGGCTGCCCAGCAAGAGCAGCGTCCGCCTCAACCGATCAGTAGCGACATCATCGAGAAGGGCGTCCGAGAGTTTGCCACGATTCGTATGGAGAACATGCAGACCAAGATTCGAGATCAGTTCGCCGACAAGGAGATGGACTACCCGAACCTGTGCAAGCGTGTCCTGCGAAGTGGTGCGATCTACGGTGCCGGTGTCGCCATGTCTCCACTGGTGAAGACCAAGACCGAGCGTATCTGGGAACAGCAGAAGAACGGCAGCTGGGACGCCAAGAAGGTTCAGCAGAAGCGTCCGTACTCCGAGTTCGTAAAGATATGGGACATCTACCCTGATCTGTCTGCATGGACATGGGAGGAGCAGGAGGGTTTGTTCCATCGCATGGTCTTCACTCGCCATGATTTCCGTATGCTGTCCAAGCGGCCCGGATTCATCAAGGATAATATCAAGCAGTATCTGATTGACAACCAGACCGGTAACTACATCAAGCGGTCGTTCGAGGCCGGTCTCGACCAGATGAACTATGCCCGTGAAACCTCGACAGCGATCGACGGCGACAAGCGCAAGTACGAAGTCTTCCGCTGGTTTGGCTACCGGTCGGCGCACGACATGGAGCAACTGGGGTACGAGATTCCAGAAGAGGACATGGACAAAGACCTGCTTGTCGACATCTGGATGATCGACAACACTCTTATCAAAGCCGATCTGGCCCCGTTTGGTGAGAAGCCGTCTGATGTCTATCACGCATTCATCTATTCCGAGGATGAAGATGCTGGCCTGACCGGTATCGGTATGCCAGAGGAGCTGCGTGACTCGCAGATGGCTCTGTGCTCCTCGACCCGCGCACTGGACGACAACATGGCAGCGACCGCAGGGCCGATGCTTGAGGTTGCTGTCGACTTGATGAAACGGAATACCGACTACAACTCGATCCATTCATTCAAGGTGTTCGAGCGCGAAGGCGATGGCCCGGAGCTTCAGTACCCTGCCGTCCGTGCGATCAACACCCCGTCTCATATCGGCGACATCTCCAAGATCATCGCCGAGACTCGTCAGCAGTTCGATGCCGAGTCAAATATGCCCAGCTGGATGACCGGTAATCCGGAGCAGCTTGGCGAGGCTTTCCGCACAAGCCGCAACATGTCTGTCTTATCAGGTGGAGCCAACCTGCTGCCGAAGGACAACGTCCGCTCGTTCGACAGATTTACCGCCAGCGTGGTCAATTCTTATCTGATGTGGAATCAGGAGTTCGATCCTGACGAAGAGACCATGGGCGACTTTGAAGTCCGTCCAAAGGGCAACATCAGCCTGATGGCCAAGGAAGTCCGCGGTGCCGCCCTGTCGCAGGAGATGGCTACCATGACTGAGGATGAGCGTGCGATCGTCAAGGTGCGCGAAGCCCTGATCGAACGCTGGAAGGCTCGTGACCTTGACCTGACCTTGATCATGGAGCCGGACGAGGCTGAGCAGGCACTCGGTGAGCTGCGTCAGGCCCGGGCCATGGCCCAGCAGATCATGAACCAGAAGGAACAGGTAACGGCTGAGAAGACTCAGGCCGAGACCGGAAAGCTGACGGCTGAGACCGAGCAGGTTCAAGTCGAAACCCAAGAGAAGATGGCTATGATCGAACCGAAGGTTATCGAGATCATGGCCAAGGTGGATGAGTTGCAGAAGAAAGCAACTGCTACCGAAGACCAAGCACAACTCGCGTCCCTGAGAGAAATGGTTGAATTGCTAATCGCCGAAGAAGAGGCAACTGGAGGTATTGATGTCGCGCAACGAGGAGAAGGAGCTGCTGGCTAAGCTAACAGAACGGAAGACCCACGAGACAGTGAAAATACTCGATAGACTTCTGTATCTGCGGTTGGAACGGTACAAGGATGGTCTTATCAATGACGGGAGCGATCTCAAGCGAGGCCGCGCTTCTGAGTTGAGAGACTTGCGTAAGTCTCTTGACATGGAGATATAACATCTTATAAACTACCCGCAACCAAGGAGTATCAAATGTCGAAAAAGAAAAATGATAATGAAAATGTGGCTGCTGATGAGCAGCATGATGGTCTCCTCAATGAGGAAGATTATGACGCCGCGTTTGAACAAGCGTCTGGCGACACACCAGTAGCTAGTGCTGAGGTTTCTGAGGAAGAGGAGGAACTAGAAGCTCAGACAGGGTCTGCCGAAGATGAAGGAAGCGAGACTACTCCGCCGTCCGGTGAAGGGGAAGAAGAAACTCCCCCGGCTACCGAGACGCCTGCCCCTGCTGCCGCCGATACTGAGGCGTTAAGAAGCAGGATCACAGAGCTTGAGACTCAACTCGCTGAACAGACGACGCCCACCGAAACACCGGCTGCAACTCCTGAACAACCTGCCGCATTGTCGGAAGAAGATCAGGAGACGTTGGACGAGGTAGCAGAAGACTGGCCGCTAATCAATCGGACGCTTGAGATTCGGATCAAGCAGCTCGAAGATCGAATTGCTCAGCTGATCGACCAGAAGGTCGGTGTGGTTCAGGAAACGATCAAACCGATTGCCAAAACTGCGAAGGAAACGGCGCAGGAGAAGTTCAGAAACGCGGTCACCGAAGTGCACACTGATGCGTTTGAGCTGCTGCCAGAAGTGGAAAAGTGGGTTGAGGCCCAGCCCGACTACCTGCAACCCGGGTACAATAACGTACTCGACCGGGGGTCTGTAAAACAGGTTTGCGACTTGCTGAATACATTCAAGCAGGCAACAGGCAGACCGCTCCCGTCGGACAAAACTGATGATCCGCCACCTGAACAACAGGGGCGTAACAGGGATGACCGGCTTGCAAGAATGGAAGGTGTCCGTACTCAACGGACAGGGGTCTCGACAGAGGATGATCCTTCAGACTTCGACGGAGCCTTTGAGAAGGCTGCGTCCCAATAGGAGTAAATCATGAACGACGTTTTGACCTATGGCGATATTTCGCCCCGTACCGCAGCCTTTGCCGCAGCTGAGATGCTGCGCCGTGGCCGTCCTTACCTGATCCTCCAGCCTTTTGGCCAGAGCCGTCCGATCCCTCAAAATCGTTCGGACACGATCAAGTTCCGCCGCTACGAAGCTCTCGACCCGGCCACCACGCCGCTGACCGAAGGTGTCACCCCGCAAGGTAACACCATGACGGCCACTGACGTGCAGGCCACTCTGCAACAGTACGGCGATTACGTCCCGATCAGCGACAAGATCATGGACACCCACGAAGACCCGGTCTTCAAGGAAGCACAGGCCGTCACCGGTGAGCAGGCAGCTGACACCGTTGAAATCCTGCTGTTCAACGTCCTCAAGGCCGGTACCAACGTGTACTACTCGACCGGCGCATCCCGTGCCGCCGTCACCCTGCCGATCAGCCTCGGTCTCCAGCGCAAAGTCATCCGTGGCTTCAAGCGCCAGAAGGCCCGCATGATCACCAAGAAGCAGGACTCCTCGGTGAAGTTCAATACCGAGAACGTCGCCAAGGGCTTCATCGCCTTTGTGCATCCTGACATGGAGAATGACATCCGCGCCATGGCCGGGTTCATCGATGTCAAGGATTACGGCTCCATGACTCCGCACGATTCGGAGATCGGTGCCGTCGAGTCCGTCCGTTATCTGTACTCCACGATCTTTGAGTCGTGGGCAGATGCCGGTGGTGCCAACGCAGCCATGATCGGAACCACTGACCCGGCAGCCAATGTCGACGTCTACCCGGTCATCTACGTCGCAGCCGACTCCTTCGCAGTCACCCCGCTCAAGGGTAAGAACGCCATCATGCCGATGGTTCTGAACCCGGGCGTGCCTCGTGAAGGCGACCCTCTGGGTCAGCGCGGCTACGTCGGCTGGAAGACATGGTTCGCAGCCTGCATCCTGAACCAAGTCTGGATGGCCCGTGCCGAAGTGGCAGTCAGCGATCTCTAATATCAACCCCGGTTAGGGGGAGGGACTGTCGCTGCTGAGAACGTGGACGTTGTGGTTGGGTTCATCCCCTCCGCCGTCGTGCTTCTCAACCCGGCCACGGCTGACCACGGGCACTATGTCATTGGTGGTGCCCAGCTTGAGACCATCAGCGATACCTGCGCTGATTGCGCTGGTGATGTTATCGCCTACGGCGATGCTGATGGCGATACAGGCAACGGTTTCACTCTCATCGCAGGCGCAGCCCTGAACGATGACACTGAGACCATCACCTACATCGCGTACCGCTAACCTGAGTTGGGGGCAGGCTGTTTACCTGCCCCCTCCTCCATAAGGAGGCAGCCATGCCGTACGTTGAAGAACTCGTTAGCGTTGGCCGCGCAGCCAACGGCTACATCATGACTCTCCGCGTGCCTTACGAGGACGAGGGGGAGACTGCCCCAGTTATCCGTGAGGACACCCAGAAGGTCATCGTCTGCAAAGACCTTGAAGAACTGAAGGAGAAACTCACGGCCATCCTTCCCGCGCTGACCGACAAGCGATCAGCAGAGGAGCAATTCAACGCCGCTTTCAAGGAGATTGAATCATG